ATTTTGGAGACAAGCTAGGATAAGGTTCGGTGCGCCCTTGCGCGCGGCCCCCCCCTTCGGGGCATCGTGGTGGCAATAGGGGCGCGGATGTGCAGTAGGCCAATCTCGTGTGCATCGAGGCTGGCGGTGGCACCTGAACGGATGCACCCCTAGACATGCGCGCACCCCCGGGCTCCCCCCACGAGGGGGTGGGGCTCGTGGGGCCCCCCTACACTCCATTCACAACGTCAAAATTTTGATGTCAGGCCCACGGGTAAATCAATGATTTCGGTTGGGGAAACCGATGATTTCGGTTGGCAGTTTCCGTAGTGCCTAACTTGAATAGCCCACACCACATGTAGTATCGTTCCCCCTGACGAGCGAGCCACCTTCCAGCTCGCGGGGCGGCGGGGGCAGCCAACGGGCAACCAGGGCGCCTCGCCGCCCCAACTCGCGCGACACGACCAAACGAGGTGCCAAGTGGCAAAGCGACAGCCCTCGAGCAAGATCAGCCCACAGAAGGCGGACGAAATGCTCGACAACCCCCCTCACGGCAAGCCCCTCACGCCCAAGCAACGTCGGATGCTCCAGGCAGCCAAACACAAAGGGAAGGGGAAGGACCGCCACCCGTGACAGGGGCGGAACACCCCATATATGACGGCGCTCCCCGGAGGTCACCATGACCACCTACATCCCCTCGACAGGAACCAAGCACGCGACCTCGACCAACCCCACAAAACACGAACGCAACGAATCGAAGCGCTGGCGCAAGGAACGCCTCGAGTGCTGCGGCCACCACCCGAAAGCCCACGACAGCGCCGGGTGCGTCGTCTGCCCGTGCAAGGAACCCGCCCCAGCAGACACAGTTCTCAATGATCTCCCCCGCCGAGCCCTCGCCAAGCCACGACCCCTCTACTACAACACCTCGCCCATTGACAGCGCCTCGGCGAGGAAGCCACCCTCGGCGTAGGACGCCAACGGAAGGAGACCCGACCATGATCAAGAACGCACCCCCAAGCGGGGGCAACATCATGAAGTCCGACCGCAAAGACCAACCCGCCGAGGAAGGAAGCTCGACATCACCGCCCATGGGCAACGAGCCTGAAATGAAGGGCATCCCCAAAGGCGCCGACACGATGAAGTCGAACTACGCGGCCACCAAGGGCCAAACCGCCCACTAGCGTCGAAGACGACGCCAAAAGAAGAAGGAGGCTGTTCAAATGAGGAAGGAGAAACCGCTCTCGGAGTCGCGCAGCGATCCAGTCCGACGGTCGAAAGCAACCCCCGATGGTGTCGTCGCCGACATCAACGCCCAGTCACCGTCCGGTGACGCCCCAGCGAGGATCTATCCCGACTCACCGCCAGTGCTCGGGCACGGTGACCTGGCGGAATATCCTTTCGGCAAGATCAACGATTGACGACGAGGAGGGTGGCGAGTGCCAGTTCAACACTTCGGAACGAGTCTCCAAATGGCATCGTTGGCGGGTGTCACTGAGAGCGTCCGATGCACCGTCGTCCAACTGGGGGCACTCCCGAACGCCACGTCCAAAAACGTCGCCCACGGCATCAACCTCGTGTTCGAGTTCGGCACCATCGTCGACATCGTCGTCATCGCGGCGGCGTTGCTTGTCCAACGCAAGTTCCCTGATCTCGCGATGAGCGTCGGGGTCGACTTGATCAACGTCGTGCTCACGTCGAACGCGGACCTCTCGGCGTTCACTCAAGCAACCGCCTACATCTACTACTACAAGACCTGAGCAGAAGAAGATTATTTCCCTGAAAGGAGACTCCTCATGGCAAACCAGACTTACGGCGTCGACGAGGCTGTTGGCGACGGGACGAAGATCCAACAGCAGAAGATCATCAAGCGTTACGAGTACGGGGCGCTCCCAAACACCGCGACCAAGAACCTTGCTCACGGCATCGACGTGACCAAGGTACTGAGGTTCTGGGCGTTCGCGACGAACGGAACCCTCTACTCGAACGTGACCCAGTTATCGACACCCGCAGCGACGTTGACGATATTCCATCTGACTGCGACTAACATCGTGATGACTTCGACGGCGGATCTGTCTGCCTACACGGTCTGCACCGTCTACGTCGAACTATTGCCCTGACGGGCAATGAGGAAGGAACGGCACGAACGAAGGAGGGACAATGACGGCAGCAACAGAGGAAACGGAGTTGCTCTGTCTTGTTGCTCCGTCGTCCCCTCCGTCGTTCGTCCTCGAGGGGGCCCTGCTCGACGTGGCTCGTGAGGGCTGCACCCGCCACTTTTGGCCGTTCTTCAGGCATGGGTTCGGTGCGGCGGAATACTGCCGGCGCTCGCCGAAAGATGATTGGGTCGACGAGACCATCCATCGGGCGTTCTGCAACGAGTTCGAGCGTCACGTCAGGTGGTGGATGGACCGGCGCGAGCACGACAACCACCGCTACATCATCCTCAACGTGTGGCCGCGCAAGATGGGCAAGTCGACGACGATCACCGAAGCCGGCAGCCTATGGTGTTCGGTCATAGACCCCAACCTCTGCATCGGAATCGGTTCCTACAACGACGAAAAAGCCCAGGATTTCCTGAGCGTGCCCAAGACGATCATGGAAGGACGCGCCTCCAACGGCCTATTCAAAGAGTTGTACGGCACGTGGACGACCGACAAGTGGAACGAGTCCGAACTCGTCCATAGTTGGCGCACGATGCCCGAGATACGCGACCCCTCGTTCGAGTGTTGCAGCGTGAAGGCAGGAAGCACAGGATCAGCTTATGACATCTACTTCCTCGACGACCCGATCCCCGACCGCAGCTCCAAGGACGTGTCGACCCAGCTCCAGACCGATGTCCAACAGGCGGTGTCACACGTCCGCAAAATGTGGCCGGTGATGAAGAAGAACGCCCTTTTCGTAATCAACTTGACTCGCAAGGCCGACAACGATGTCGCAGCCTACGCGATGAAGAAGTTCCGGGTGCGGGAGTTCGCCGACACCGGGTGCAAACCGAGGGAATTCGAGTACAAACTCGACCCCGAGAAGGGCCGAGTGTTCGTCAATTTCCTGTCAGGAAGGGATTCGAAAGGGGTGCCCACGTGTTCCAAGGTGTGGTCCGACGATGAGATGAAGGACTTCGAGTCGCGCGACCCAGCCAACTACGCCTCCGAGGTGCAAAACATGCCTGCCGAGGGCAGCCACGTCAGTCTCAAAGAGGCGGACATCAAATACGTCAAGCGTAAGGACGTGCCCCCGAACCTGCGCTACGTGTTGCTCGGTGACACGGCGTTCAAAGAGGACAACGTCGGTGAGGGCAACGAGAACGCGATCGTCCAAGCGGGCCTCAGCAAAGATGGTCTCGGTGACGTTTACTACTTCTGGGCCCGCCACAGCAACCTATGGAGCAGCAAGGACTACTACGCCCAGTTGGTGATTGCAGCCCAGGAGTTATTGCAGCGCCGATTGTCTGTGTGGTGCATCACTGACGAGAAGGAACGGGGCGGCAAAGCGGGCCTATTCTCGGAGGCGTACGTCAACAATTTCAGAGCGGCAGGGCTCGTGGCGCCACGCCTGATCCAGTTCTCGAGGGCGGGCAAGTCCAAACCGGCGCGCATCAACGCGGCGAAAGATTATTGGATGCGTGGCAAGGTGTATCTCGTCGAAGGTGGCGAGGGCCTGGACGTTCTGGAACATCAGATGTTGCGCCTCGGTTACACCGCACTCGACGACGTGGCCGATGCGGCCGCCGACGCGTTCCACCCCGACGTGTACTTCGGCGAGCGAATCGGAGTCAACCTCGAGAAGGGGGGGCCGGCGCGGAGGCCATTTGAAACAACCCCGATCCATATGATGAGGCCCGAGGAAAAAGCTCAATGGCAGCGCAACAGAATCACCGAGCGCGAACGGGACGCCCGGCGCGTAGTCAACTTACCGTGGTGGAGGCGCCCAGTCGAATGACAAGGAACCAGCGCGAGGCCCTCATTATGATGTTGCCGATGTTGGCGCCGTATGTTGACGCCCGGGCGCTCATTGCTCAAGTTTGGGGTGTCGATCTCGACTGGGATGTGGAGGAGGTGGCTCCTGTGGCGAAGACGTGGGTTTTTGTCGATGCGGCGTCGAAATGGACTCCCGAGGTGTGTGACGAGTGCCACCACGTGGTGCCGATCGTCCACACGAGAATGAACAACGGAACCGTACGCTGTGGAGCGTGCTTGTTGGTCAGGGCGTTCGACCGGGCACTCGTCATCGCGATCAGGAAAGAAGCCTCAAGGGAGAACTCGTGAGCGGCGCGTCGGCGTATGGAGTGGTGAAGGCGTGGGACCTCGAGTCTCGCCTCACCAAGACCGAGACAGCGTCGTGGGACGCCTACCGTCGGTGTTGTGGGTGCTCCATCGCGACGGTGTGGACATTAGGAGACGCGACGGGGTGGAAATTCTACAGCGATGCCGATGAATATCCCTACGACATGAAGGGGTTATCAGATGATCTTGGGGCCGCTGATCTCACCCTCGGTTACAACACAATGGGGTTCGACAACTACGTTCTCAAATCGCTGGTGCCCGAACACCGAGTCAGAGTCGAACTCGATCTTTACCAGCACGTGATCAAGCCCGCATCGAAAGTGTCGGATGATCACTTCGAGGGAGCATGGTCATTAGGGGCAGTAGGCCAGCGTACGCTCCTGCTCGGTAAGACCCGTTCGGGGGCGATGGCGCCCACCCTCGCTCGATCAAATCGAATAGGGGAGTTGGTGTCTTACAACTTCCGGGATGTTGCCATCTTAGGGCGCTTGTTCGAACACGTCCTCGACGTAGGGTTCGTCGTTGCGCCTGACGGTGCCCATGTCGATTGCTTGGAGGTTCTCATTGCCGCAGTTGAGCGAGCAAGAGATCGGGCTTCAGCTAACGCCGCCTGAACTCCACGACCAGTATCTAAGACTGGTGATGGACGGTTACATCAGGGCGAAGCGTTACGCTCAACCATACCTCGACGCGCACCAAGGGTGGTACGACCTTTGGCGAGGCTATTACACCGCCACCGAGGAAGCGGGGTGGAGCAACGTCCACATTCCGATGCCCTTTGGAGTCGTCGAGTCCGATGTGGCTCGGCTCCTCGATGTGGTGTTCCCTCAACAAGCCAACTATCCGTCGATGCAGTTCATACCGTCAGGGCCAGAAGATGATGCCTCAGCGCGAAGAGCCGAGCGGCTATATGATGTGCAGTCCGACGACATGAAGCTCCGACTCAAGGCCGAGCGTCTCATCAGACGAGCCAATATCTATGGTAAGGGGATGGCCCGGCTCGGGTGGCGACGCTCCTACGGACCCTTGAACCGTGAGTTCGCCGTCAACTTCGAGCGTGAAATAAGGCTCAAACACACCGCACCAACGATCATGAGGTTCGACGGCCCCGACCTGACGCTGATCGCGAACTCCGAGGGGATCCCGACCCCAGGGTTCTCCGACATCGACGAGATGCCGGCGTTCTACCACGTCTACTACAGGGAGTGGGAGGAGATCCTCGTCAGAGCGAGCCGGAGCGATAACGGGGACCTCCCCACTTACGATCCGGTCGCGGTGAAGGCGCTCGAGCAAAGCGTTGGGGCACCTCCTAAGGTCGATACCGACATCCGGGTGAAGCGCACAGTCGAGGCCAACGAGGATCCCCTTACGGCGGCGATTGCGATGATGGATCGCCCCGTCCAACTGATCGACGCGTTCGTGAGCGTACCACGCCAATTAGGAGCCTGGTACGACCCCGACAGCGGACTCTTCTCGAGGGAGCAGTTCGGGGGCCCGAAGGCGTTCTACTCGACCGAGTTCGTCATCACACTCGGAAATCAGATGCACGTTCTGAGGGCGGTGCCACTTTGGACGTTGACCCAAGAGCGCCCGATCTTCGCGTATGGGCCGACCGATGATCCTGAGGTGTTCTGGGGTCCTGGCAAGCTCGAGATCATTGCCAAGTTGGCGTTGGCGATGGACCGCCTGGTCAACGACCAGCTCGATGCCTACACCCGGTGGATTGATCCGCCTTGGATCATCAACGTCAACAGTCCGATCGTCCCAGGGACACTGCATGCCGGTGCTGGGGCTCGGATCTGGACCGAGGGTCCAACGACCGAAGATGACATCCGTCAACTACAGCCTAATCTCCAAGGTGTTCGCGATGCGTTTGCCGAGAGCGGGTTCTTGTGGCAGTGGGCCCAACGGGCGACCGCCGATGTCGAGGACATCTCGATGGGGATCTCGTCCAAGGGGCGTCAGTCGGCGACCGAGTTTGCTGGTCGTTCGAACGCGGTTTCGGTGCGCATCGCCGCTGAAGCGGCACGGTTCGAAAAGCTGTTCCTCGAGCCGTGCGCGATCCATGCGTTCGACCTCGACCGCCAGTTCCTCCCCTTGCCACAGTTGTTGCGTAAAATTGGCGCGCACGCGGCGTGGGACCCCATCGCTGGGCGATTCCAGTCGCCCCAGCTCGATGTGATCACCGATTTCGACATGGCGAAGTCGTTCGACATAAGAGCGACGGGTGCCACTCGCCAACTGACTAAGTTTGCCCGCCAGCAGCAGATCATGGCGCTGTTACCGACGCTCGTGCCATTCATGCAAGGGCTCAACATTTTAGAGTTGTTGCGCGAGGTGATGACGGTGATGGACTTCAGGAACGTCGACCGGATCGTGCTCTCGGAACAGCAAATGTTGCAGTCGCTCATTGTCGCATCGCAGATGGCGGCGCAGGGAATGGCAACCACCGGGCAGTCGGCGGGTGTGTCTGGTCAAGGTGGACAGCCAGGTGGTGGCGGTGGTAGTGCTGCCGGGGGTGACCGCAACAGGAGTCGTGTCTCCGCGACGCGACCTCCTGATGGTGGGATCGGGCAAGCGGCCCAAGACCCCCTCGGGAACTTGAGGGGGCAGATGATAGGGGCGCCAGTCTCGCCGTAATGAGGAGGAGAATCTGCTGATGAGTGCCGACGACGAGAAGGAAAACCAAGTTCTACCACCTGAGGGGCCGACGCCTCCTGACGGGGATTTCGAACCTGATCCCGATGATGAGGCTCCTCTCCATGAGGAGACGCTTCCGACGCTTCCGTCGACTTCTGAGAGGGAGACACTGTTGGCGAGGGCTCGTGAGCCCCGTCCCTTCGATGCGTTAGAGGCTGAGAGAGCGTCACGCATGAAGCGTGGTCAGCAAGCTGCTGCGCTCGAGCAGTTGATGCGCACCGTCGAGTGGAGGGTCTTCGCTGAGTTGGCCCGGTCCGAGCAAGAGCACTACGAGTTCGATGCGATGGACCCGAACGAGCTGATGGCTGGGACGACTGTCAAGCGTATCGCTGGGATCGCGCCTGAAGGACCGTCCGCTGGCAATCCGTCCGCTTCGGCACCAGTGGTGTCGCCTGTAGATGGGTGGACGTGGGTGTTGAAGCGGACGTTCCTCCAAGGGGCGGCATGGGGCGCCCAAGCGATCCTCTCGTTTCCAGAGAGGTTCATCGACCAATACGTTCGTTCTGAGGAACTCAAGGCGAAAACGGCGCGCGTCGTCTTGGGGCAAGATGGCAAGCCAATTGCGCGTCGAGGCAGGACCCGGGATGCTGGTTCACTCGGCGTCCCAGTTCCTTGATAAGGAAGGGTTTGGTGAGCGGCAATGCCGCCAGAAGGTGATGCAACGAACGCCGGTTCCACTTCGGGTGGTTCTGGCGATTCGGCGGGACAGGGGGGAACTGGAGGTTCTTCGCCTCCGAAAGGTCCGCCCCGTGTGTTCGTCGATGGCCGTTGGATGACGGCAGAGGAAGTGGCGTCTACGGTAGCACAGGCGAACCAAGAGAAGGCCGAACTGAGAGGGAGACTGTCCGTGCTCGAACAGCAACGCAGCCCTGTCGCTTCGCCTTCGCTTCCTGACTGGGCAATGGATGCGCTCGACAAGGGCGTGCCCGAGGCTGTGGTCAGGAGTCTCGTTGCGGCACAAGCTGCTGGTTCGCTCCCTTCTGTTGATGTCCGGGATGTGGTTCGTGACGAACTCACCTCGATTACGAGGCAGGCCCGACAGGCGATGTCGGCTGCTGACAGGGCTCGGGCCGAGTACGTTGCCGACCATCCCGACTTCAACGAGGCCGAGATGAACCAAGTCCTCACGTCAGATCCCGTGGTGAAGGATGGTTATGACACGTTCTATCAAGGCGGCAAGTTTTACCAGGCGTACGACTACGCTTGGAACTCTCGCCTTTCGAAGGGACGGGCTGTGAATCGTCAAGGACGCTCAGCGGCGGATGTTCCACCGTCGCGTCGACTCGTGCAGACACGTGAGGGAATCGAGGGCGAGCCTGGAGAGGCTCCGTCTCGTCCGAAGATTCCTGCCGACGTGCTCGAGGCGGCTGCGATCGGTGGAGAAGACGCCGTCACCGCGTACATGCGGCATCGCCGTAAGGGCACCGCGCTCGACCTTGATTCGGAGCCCCCTCAAGGTTGGCGAGGCCGCTAAGCCAAGAGTGGTACGGGGAAGGGAAGGACCTCCTACTACTCCTCTTGGAGGTTTTTCCTGTGGGTATTCTCACCACGAGCGGCCTCAAAGCCGGCACACGCGACGTGTGGGCCGAGGATGTGGCCGATGTCATTGCGGATGTCTCGCCTGACGAGCATCCGCTCATGAACCTGATCAACGCGATTCCAATCGACTCGCTCAAGAAGGAGTGGGTCGTCAAGCGGTTGAACGCTGTCAAGGCTGGCGCGGGCGGCTACACGTCGTCCACGCTCGGTGTCAAACAGCGTTCAGAAACGAATCCTGATCACGTGTCGGCTGATGTGAATCGGCCAGCACGGGCGGTGATCGACTCGTACGTGCAGAACTTCTCCCAAGACATTGAAGTGAGCGACCGGACCCAAGCGATCAATCCGTTCGGTGTCAATGATGAGTTCTCGCTTCAGTCTGCCGACGGCACCAAAGAGTGCGCGAAGGAGATGGAGGCGTGGACGCTGCTCGATGTGCTTACGACCGTGGACAACTCGTCCGCGCTCGGAACCGCGACTGATCCTACTCGCATGAAGACCCTCATCGAGCAGATGACCGAGGCACGGGCTGCGACTGAACTCAACTTCCTGCCGAACTTCTTCTCTGCGAACCCGATTGGGACCCGTCTCGAGACGGCTGGTGCGGCGAAAATTTCGTCGGGAGCTGAGTGGGATGCGGCTGGGTTGACGGCGCTCGCTCCATTGTCCGAGCCGATGGTGACCAAGTCTCAGGAACTGATGCAAGGTAGTCGGGACACGGGAGGTACGAACCCCGACATCCTGATGTTGCCGCCTGCCAACTATGGGCAAGCGGGACCATTGGGAAGCGTGACCTCCGGTTCGTATGGGGCGATCCAGTTCAACATCGACTCGCGCCTCAAGCGGCTCATTCGCATCACTCGGTTCATCGACTCGCAGTATGGACCGTTGGCAGTGATGAACAACCGTTGGCTGCAACAGGCGAACAACGCGTCCGGTGTCACCACGTTCTCGCGTACGACTGACCCGTTCACCAAGGGCGCCAACTCGTTCATTGGGATCGGGCTGCTCTTCGAACGCAAGTTCGTCGCGATGGGGTTCTTGATCCCGTTCACGTTCGAACGGTTGGCCCGCACCGGCACGTCACACAAGGGCGTTGTCTCCGGTGATGGCTCGATCGTGCTCAGGCACCCGTTGGCGGCAGGAGTGACCTTCGGCCTCAACAACGTGTAAAGGGGTAGAGGGGGACACCCGGGTCCTAACTTCGGCGCTCTAGGAGTTCGGGTGGGTCCCCCTCTCTCTTGGCGAGGTGGTGTCTGATGGCGTCGATTTGTGCGCGTAAGCGGCGGGCCGCCGATGAGCCCGATCCGTGGCGTGAAATACGTGAGATGGAGCGTGGCTACGGCCAGCGTTACCAGCCGCTGGCACATCTCCGAGAGGTGCCGATTCCCGACGAGTACGCGTTCGCAGACTGGGCGTGGAAGATGCAAGAGATCAGCCCGATCTTCAAGCAGTTCTATGACGATCAGGCAGCGTGGCAAGCGATGGGGGTGATGGATCAGCAAGTGTACGCTGGGCTCGCGGAGTCGTATCCAGGGGCGGCTGGTTTTACTTTCGGGTGGATGCCCCAAGCTATGTTGATGGGGCTCATCGCGTTCGATCCCGACATCATCCATGACCGGAAGCGCCTATACAAGTTCTTCCGATCTCATCCCGAGTTTCAGGCTCCTGGTGCACCGAAGGTGTCGCCGTTCGACCCGGAGTGCACTCTCTGAGGGTGGTGGTTTGTCGTGGGGTTGTTCATCGTCCAGTCCGCGTCGACCCCAATGTCGTTGACGACATTCGGAGAGGCGAAGTCAGACGTTGCGAGCGTGGTTGCCCAAGGTTCGACTGACCCCGACGAGGTGGGGGCCGGTGACGCGATCCGGCAGGTGTTTCGCCGGTTCAATGGGAAGCGGTGGGACTATCTGACGGTGAGAGCCGACGACATCACACTGTTCGATCATCGGACCCGGACGATTGGCCAAGAGGGGTTCGAGGGGCAGTACACCCTCCCTGCGAGAGTCAGGGATTGGGTGTCGGGGAAGGTGCGGTTTCCTGCTGGCGTCGCTGGTACGATCGGTGGCACCCCGCTCGAGTGGGTCCACCGCAACGAGTGGGATCGGATGATCAAATCGGAATCCGGACAGGGTGCACGCTACATTACCGACTTCGAATACGGGACAACTGCTCGGATCGAGCTGCTTGATTGGCCGAAGGCTGCCGGGTTGCTCGAGATGCGGTACTTCCGCATGATCAACCTTCCTGTGGGTAATGACGAGCGGCTCGATGTGCCCGCCGACGGTGCACTTGAAGGTGCATTGTTGGACCTTGCTCGTTCTAGGGTGGCGGCGTCGAAAGGCGCTCTTCAAAAGGCGTCGTATTACCATGGCCTTGGTGAGGCTATGTACAAGGAGGCTCTCGGGGCGGACCGCAAAAAGTACCTGCACGATCCCGACTGGCGCCCACGTCACGAGTGGGAATCTCACTTCCCTGTCAGGCAGAAGTTGTACGACTCGTGGGGCACCAACAAAAAGGCGCGGTGAGCAGTGCCAATCCAAATGGAATTGAGCCGGTACGATTTGACTACTCTTGGGTTGAATGCGGCTGGGACTGGTCTTGTCGCCAAGGCTGGCTCGGCGTTTCTTCGACGCAAGGGTGCGACAGTCACGGTTGCTTCGTCGATCGGTGGCGCCGGGGCTGCCACACTTACGGTCTCGGATGTAGGCACAATCTTCCCCGGTGACATAGTACAGGTGAACGGCGCTGGCGCCACCGGCACCGTCAACTTGCCCGCCTACACGAGGACCACCCTCAATATCACATGGAGTGGCGCCGCGAGTTGGCCGGTGGGTTCTCGTCTCACGCTGGTGACACCGAACGCGGAACTGTTCGGGGATCCGTTTGGGGTGACACCAGTGAGCCAACCAGTAGCGTTTGGGTCCGCGAGCGGATTGCTGAGTGTGTATTCGCGCATTCCTGAGATGGACATCTTACGCACGGTCGACGCGGTGCTTGATGTGATCCCTGATCAGGCTGGGCTCGGGGGGCGGCATGATATTTCGCCGCTCGATTGGGATGCCGAGTTCGATGGGGTCACCAATGATGCGGTGGCGTTCAACAACGCGTTCACGGTGGCACAGGTGCGGGGGGTGGCGGTTTTGCAGTTGCCGCCCGGAACGGCGATTCTCGGGTCGTCGATTGCTCTCAATTCGATCGCCGGGTTGATCGTTCGTGGTGCTGGAAAAGGCGTCACCAAGCTGCTGTTCTCGACCGCCGCTAGCCAATGGAACATCTCCAACTGCACCGATGTCGTGTTCGAGAACTTGACGATCGGGCGGACGGTTGCAGGATCCAACGTGCTGACGACTGTCGCGGGGGCTTCACTTCGGATTGGGTTCAGGAGTGTCCATTTCACCAAGGGTCTGTTGCTGTGTATTGACTCTGGCACCGACACGTTTTTCGAAAACTGTTCTGCGGACGGGGACTCGTGGAACGGTGGGTTCTTGTTCCTTGGGGCCAAGCGCCCGAAGATACGGGACTTCGTGGGGCGGCTCACCAACTCGTTCGCGACGCCGTTCATTGACCTTGATCAGGCAGTGACGAGCCCACGGTTCGTCGATGTCGATGTCGTGCCGTCCGACCTCGCGTCATTCTCGTTCCCGGTCGTAAGGGTACGCAACTCGGGTGGGGCTGGCGTCGATGGACCCTCGGACGTGCAGTTTATTTCGCCACATCTTGTGGCGGGCACCGTCGGTACTCCCAGGCCGTGTGTGGAGGTATTGGCTCCATCGGGGGCTGGGCGCCAGCCAGCGGGGATCACGTTCAGGGATGCCCAGTGTGAGGACTCCGAGCGGGCGTTCAACGTAACGGGTGGACGAGGACTCTCTATTTCAGGTTTGCGCTCGGTCGGGATGACCGCCGAGGCGATCTACCTCCGTGATGGGGCTGGCATCGTGTCGCTCGACCACATCGAGTCGTCTCACATTGGGGTGGGGCTCTTAGCGCACATCCGGGTCGGTCCGACGGCGTTCGATGTGACAATCGATCATGTCGTTGGGGGGAACTTCCTTCGGGCTACCGCCGGCAACACGGCCCAGCAAGTGGTGTTGCTCGAGGACGGCGTCGGCTCCAACATCTGGGTGGGGCCAGCGGTGCACCGATTCATCACGGCGGATTCGAATCAAGTAGTCACCAACAACAAGGTTCCTGCTTCGACGCAACGTACTGGGATTCATGTGTTCCACAACCAAGAATCGTCGTCGGTGTCACTGACCTCTGATCATGATGGGTTCGTGTTGACTGAGAGGCACTATTCTGATGGTGACACGACGCCGACTGTCGAGGGTGTTGGCGCATTGACGTTGGCGTATGAAGCGGGTGTCTCGATCACCAACTTCGATGATGGCAAGGGCGGTCAGTTGTTGTTCGTGACCAACGTTGGGGCGAACTCGATTACGTTGGTGCAGGCGGTTGGGCTGATCGAGCACAAGTCCGGGGCCAACGTGGTGTTGGCGGTCGACCAGTCGATTGCCTACTACAAGTCCAAAAAAGGTACCAAGGGATGGCTCGAGGTCGACATGGTGCGCTGAGGAGCAGAGGGGTGGTTCCTCGTTGCCTGATCAGACGTTCAAGTTCGACAAGGGGCTCCAGACCCGTCGTGACGATCTCGACTCGCCACCTGGGTCGTTGGTGCTGGCGCGCAATGCGAGGTATGTGCGAGGGCGCGGAGCGGTGGCCCCTGGACGTGGACGGGCTCAAGCTGGTGGGGTGAAGGCATCGTCGGTGGCTGGGGCTGGTTCTCATTCGACAACAAAGGTGGGCAAGGTCCTTGGGTTGACGTGGGATCCGCTCACGGTGGTCGATGACACCGGGGCTTCAGAGTTGGCACAGATTCTTTACGATTCATCGTCAGCGGTGCGTACAATCGTTGCTGCTGACTCCGCGTCAGACTCGTCCCTCCTTGCAAGTGGGTCACGAGCGATGCCCGATCTTACAGTGGTGCCTACTCTCGATGCGTCATTTGACACTGCCTCTTTTGAAAATGAGTTCTTTATTGCCGGACTCGGTGTACTCAAACGGGTTGCAGCTGGTGATCTTACTTACGGGCGGTGGACACAGCCAGCAGCTGGCGGGGGTCTGCTTCGTCAGGATTTCGGCCTGGCTAAAGTCGGGCTTCGGATACTAGCACATGGGATGCCCGCTGACAGTTCTATCGGTGACTTGGCCCGACGCGAAACTCTCAACATGGAGATCACAACAAGAGTGCTTGCTGAAGGGGCGCCAGCCGGAGTGGCTCTCCAGCCCGGTGTCTATTTCTATTGGTGGACTTGGTACAACCCGCTTGACGACATCGAGGGCCCATCTAATTTCCCGGGGCAGATTTTTACCAAAGGGCTTGAGACTGCGGTAGAGGTGGCATATATCAGTACGACGGGCCTTAATGAGATTTGGGTCACGTGGCGTAAATCGATTATGGATGCCCAGATTCCACATCCAGGGGCACGTATTCGACTGTACCGGTCGCTAAGGTACTCGACAAGTGCACTTGGTGCAACACCGGGCCTTTTCGGCACTGGGATCAATGTATTCACTGTTACGGTTAATGTTGACCAGTGGCCTATCGGGTACTTGGTCGGTGAGTTCTCGTTGAGTGGGACGCTTGGGATTGGCGGTGTAATTCAGGAAGTAGTTCAATACCCTCACGCGAGCACTAGCAAGTTGCAGCTGCGGCAGTTCAGTGATGGCATCAACAGATATGTGTTTCGCAACGAGAACGACTTTAACTTGACGAATGCGGACACGACGATTGCCAACTTGGGGCATGTGGCACGCACGCCATTTGAGTTTGTGTCGGTGCGAATCGGTGGGAAAATCACCCACTCGGACCGGGATGGAGAGCCTCCGAAGTCGTCAGCGTTCGAAGTCTTTGACGAGAGTGTCGTCGGAAACGATCCCGATGATCCGCGTAAGACTAGGTTCTCGTTCCCGGGCCGCCCGCACTCGTGGCCGGGGGTGTTCTTCATCAATCACGAGTCGAAGGAGAGTGACCGGGTGGTGGCGTACCGGGTCATGCGCAATCTGCTCGTGGTGTTGCTGAGGCGTGGTGTGGATCGGGTGAACTGGCTGCCGCGTCAGAGCGACTTCGACTTTTCTCGTGGCCGCGTCAGGGAGACGATCTCGTCGGATCGTGGGTGCGTGGGGGTCCATGCAGTGGACAAGTTCCTCCACCCGACCTTTGGTGAGTTGGTGGTGTTCGTGTCCGACGACGGAGTTTGGGTGACCGATGCGATCAGGCCCCAGTTGAAGGAGCTGACCAAGTGGGTCGATTGGGCGGCGCTCGTTGGTGATCCGAACGCTTGCCTACTCGTTGATGACCCAGCCAACCAACGGCTGCTCCTGGCTCACACGCAGCCGGGGGGTGAAGCGACCCCAGGCGCACTCACGGCGCTCCATTATGGAGAAGAGTTCCTCGACCAGTCGGGGTTGCCAGCGGTCATTGGGCCTGTTGAGCGTGTAAACGGGGTTGTCTCACTGAAGCGGGTGGTTACGGCTTCTGGGCGCTTCCAGGTGGTGTCCACTGATAAGTTGGGCTCGGTGTTCTACGAGGAGGTCGGGTTTGTTGACGAGTCGACGGCCACGGTGGAGGGTGCTGCCCCGACGGCGCTGCCTATGGTGGTACGTACGGCGCAGATTTACCCCGCCGGTCCGCTTGGAGAAGTCGAAATCGGCCAGGTGGGTATCAGGGCGAGGGGGACGGGATCGTTGACGGCCCGGACACGGTCGTTCATCGGGCGCCCGGGGGCGCTTCCGAAAGTGAGGGAGGTGCCAGTCACCCCTTCGTCGGACCCGGTCTCTGTCGGCCAAGGCAACATCGCCGCGACACGGTACGAAGTCGAGTTCGAAGGAGAGGGTGACATCGAGGTGTCTCATTTTTCAGCGATGCTTGATCCTTCCGTGGGGGAGCGTGAATGACGTATCGAATGATGCCACGGCCCGCGTCGCTCGACGAGGCACTCGAGGTGGTTCAACGTCTTCAAGAGCACCTCTTCCGGGCGAGCGATGGGGATCAAGACAATTCTGATACAGACACCACGGATGGTGTGTCGAGTTCGGCGCCGCTTGGGAAGACCTCTCCTGACACAGTGAGGCTTATCAGGTTCCCACACGGGGGTGCCGTTGTCGATCGGGCTCGGGGTGCTCAGTTTACTGGTGGGGACTTCGTCACGAGCGACCCCGACGAGATCCTTCCTGTCGTCTTTGATGGGCGTACGTGGAGAGAGATTGGGCGCAGGCAAGACAGCGTGTTCGTACCGGCTAAAAAATATGGGGCACGCCCGAACACCGGCGCGGACATGACAACTGCGATTCAGCGCGCCTTCGACAACTGCCCAATTGGCGCGACCCTCGTCTTTGATCCGGGGACCTACATCGTTTCGAGTGACTTGACGCTGTCGCGCGAGATCAATGTCTGGGCTTACGGCGCCATCTTCAATGGCGGGACGAGCGTGTTCACGGTCGCGCTCCTCACGATTGGCGACACGACCGGGGTCGTGGGAACCCAGTCCCAGCGCATGTTCATTGGGGGGCTGACAGTTACGCGAACCGCGACCGTTGACGTGATCGGCACGCTGCTCCACACCGGCATCCGCGTTTACAACGTCGTTGGGGCACAGCTCGATCTACTGACCGCCGAGAACTTCCAAATTGGCTTCCATTTCTACGCGAACATTCTTGGCTGCTACACCAACACCCTCGAAAATTACTTTGTCCAACACTGCCAGTACGGGATCGTCATCGAGACCGCCGCGACGGGGTTCGTGAACGAAAACACTTTCATTGCTGGGCGGCATCTCGTGGGTGGGTGGAGCGCCGCCGTGCGGGAAGCGAACTTCGAGCAGGTCCGCATCCTGTTCCCTGTTGGCGCAGCGAGCATCCCGAACAACAACCGCTTCTACGGGTGCGACTTCGAGGGCAGCTCGTTGCGGAAGCTCCGTTGTGAGGGCACATTGAATCGGTTCGATCACTGCCGGTGGGAGCAGCCGAAGGCGGCGGGATTCGAGATCACCATTGGCGAGGCGACCCGTGCGAGTACAGTGTATGTGGGGAACGCGATCACGCACGGGAATGCGCTCGACGTTATCGCGGAGAACCTCCTGACGAGGGTGGAGTTCCTCAACACGACTGGTGCGCTCAGCAACCTGCTCCTCATCAGCCACACCCGCACGTATTGGTGGGGAGGTACGGCGGCAGCACCAACGATGTCGTTGGGGAACAGCATAAATAACACGCACCTAGCGCTCGACATTATCAGCACCGGAACTGGCGCCAGGAGAATGGGGATCCGAGCGGGCGGGAGCGGGCTTGCTGGCACCCCTCTCGGTACGATTGACTGGTACGACACGTCGAGCGTGTTCCACAACGCGCTGGCGCTGGACAACACGAACTTCCCGACCAACCGCCCGCTACGCGTTGAGCGCGGGATGATCTTCAACTTTGGGCAGTCGAACAACGATTTTCAGTTGCGGGGGCAGACGCTTCTCAACTTGCTCTACGGCGATGCGTCAGCGAATGCTCTCGGAATCGGCCATGCGGCACCGTTACGCCTGTTGGACATTCTTGATTCTGCGAGCCCGCAGCTCCGCCTCACCCACACCGCGGGCACACGGTTCACGGACCTCCACGCCCACGATGACGCGACCTATGGGGGACTCGCGCTGTTGCCCGCGACGAACGCCAGCTCGCTCAAGATCGTGACACTGTTCGGGACGACCGAGGGGACCGGGTGGACGTTCCTCGACGACATTGGTGGTGGGAGCGGGCTCTGGCTCCGAACCACACAAGCGAAGGACGTTAACTTCAACATCGGTTCGGCACAGACGTACAACTTCAAAACGGGCTTCGGCACGATTTTCGCGCTTCAGGGGCCGGCTGGGGTCACAGGCGTCGCGAACTTCAAAGTCCCGACTGGGTACTCGATCGACGACATGACGACGAACACGGTGCTGCAGGCGCTACAGCTCGAACGCACGACTTCTGGCGTCGCGGGCGCAGGGATTGGGGTGCGCGTTAACTGGCTGCTCGAAAACGACGCGGGTAGTATCGTGGCTGCGTCCGAGTGGGACGTGGTGTTCGACTCGGCGGCAGCGGGTGCGCGCGATTCAAGCGGGCGGTTTAAGTTCGTGGATGCGGGCACGCTCAAGGAGATCATGCGCATCGCGGGGGCGCTGCCTGGGGTGCGGATCGAGAACGCGGTGGGTGGTGCACCGGCTGCGCTGCTGGACGTGCGTGGTGATGCAATCTTCAACGAAGATGGTGCGTCGGTGAACTCGCGGTGGGAAGGCGATACCGACCCAAATCTCCTCTTCATCTCCGGTGTTTCCGATCGAATTGGGATTGGGGTCGATCCTTCTTCAAAACTCCACGTTGTAATCGCAACAGCAAGTCCAGATGCTGTACTTGATTGCTTACGTATAGAACGGCAGGTTTCTGGGGGGAGCGCAACGGCTGGGATTGGAGTGGAGCAGCGCTGGGTAATTGAGAACGGTGGTGGCTCGGCAGTTACCGCGGGTAATTGGCGTGGGATCATGGACGTTGTCACTGCCGGGGCCGAGGATACTTCTTTCCGTTTTGAGGCGCGGGATGCAGGGGCAACAAAAGAAATTGTACGAATCGACGGCGCTGTTCCTGGTGTCTTGATCCATAACGGTGCGACGGCATCTCCTTTAGAACGCCTCGAAGTCGACGCAAACATCCGTGCCCTCTCGCTTCGTCTTGATGGGGATACTGGCAGCGGCGTGGCCGCGACACTCACAATTCCCAATGTGGTGGCCGCGGTGAGTGGCGTGACACCCGCGACCCTCGCCACCACGGGCGGTGGACCTACTGGTGCCATGCAGTCGCACTGGCTCAAAATCTACGATGGCACAACGGTACGGTACATTCCAGTTTGGACGTAAAGGAGCTAGCAGTGGCATTCGTAATTGCAGAACTGACCGATGCACAGGTGGCGCTTCTGTTCGAGCGGGGGATCCCGCACCGCGTTATCCCTGCGGATCTCGTGGCGCGGTTCCGGACAGTTGTGCCGCCGCAGATGACCTCCGAGGACGCGCTCGAACGGCTCATCCGTGAGGCGATTTTGAACACCGAGGCCCGTAACTTCGCGAATGTGGCGGGGCAGCAGCTCGACCAGGCGGTCAGGGCGAAGCGGGTCCAGCTTGCAGCGGAGTTGGGGCTTTGAAGGTGGTCAGTGTGGCTCTTGGTGATGTACACTGTTGGATAGGGGGTGACTTCCTATGCTCGATGTGCTTGAAAAGCTGTTCCGCAATGGCATGTATGGGATGATGAACGCGGTGCCGGGGACTGGGATCACGGCAGCGATCACGACTGCGTTCTCTGCGACAGCAGCATACTATGCGCTGTTCAACAGTGCATTGAGTGGTGAATATGCGCTCATCCCGTCGTTCATCAAATTGGATGTAGCGACGGTCCCCGCGTCAGCGACCTCGATGGAAGCGATTATTGCGATCGACGTGGGGAACCGAGTTGCCTCTGGTGGCACGGCGTTTTCTCTACTCACTGCCCGTTCGATCGGGCCGATAGCTCAAACGATGACGGTGGACGCACGTGTGGGGGCGGTGGTGGCAGGTGCGGAGACTGCCAGTGTGGTGCGATGTGAGCAGCTCGTGATCAAGCCGTCGGTCCCTGTCATTCGCGATCAGTACCTCATCGACTTTGGACTGTTCGGGCGGCTGGCACATACAGTGGGCACGTCACGGATTGTGGTTCCAGCTGAGCCGGTGATCGTGCTGCCGCAACAGTCGTTCTTGTTCCACTTGTGGGTGCCAGGTAACACTGTGACGGCTGGGGCGTACGAGTTCCAGGCACATTTCATGCGGGTTCCACTCGCAGAGATTTGAGGTGACGCACGATGCCAGTTCCAGCAGCAGTCGCGATAGGCGCCAAAGTGCTGCCGATAGCGCTACCGTACATTTTGGCGCTACTGGCGGGGTCTCCTGACCCCATTGACCCTGATGCGGTCTTGAAGCAGCTCTTGTCGAGGTTCGAAGGGTTCTTGCGGCCGGGGATCGAGGCCGAGTCGAGAGCGGCGATAGCGGGGGGTGCCAGGACGGGGTCGGCCCTCGCCCAAGACGTAGCTGGGAGCCTTGGGAGCCTCGGTGGGGGCTCTACGGGGACCGGACGGGTCACGAGAGGCTTGGCGTCGTCTGCGGCCTCGTCAGAGGCGCTCGCAGGCGGGGCAGCAGCCGAGTCGAGAGGGCGCCAAGCAATCGCCGGGTTGGCGGCGCAGGCGTTCCCGTCCGCCATCCAGGGCTCGACCTTGCTCGAGCCTCCGAATCAGTTTCAGAGCTTCGTTGGGGCGCTCGGTGGGATGACTGCGGCAGGGGGGAACCCGTTCATGCAGATCGCCAGTTCGGCGTTCGGTAGCAAGTCAAAAGGGGCTGGCGGTGGCGATGCTCAGCAACAGTTGATGAAGTTGCTCCAGGAGAACCCGGAGCTTCTCAACGCGTTGGAGGCGTTATTCAAACCGAGGTTGCGTCAGTAAGGGGTGAATGATGGCCGAGCCGCGCCCTGAGACTACTGTTCCTGCCGAACGCCAGCTCATTCAGCCTATTGGTGCGCTCGATGCGATTGCGGCGGCCGCGTTGGCGTCATCTAATCCACGCATGATCGAAATGGTGGTTGAGGAGCGGCGAGCCCAACGGCGAGCGATGGAGGCCCAGGCTCTACAACAGCAACAAGAGGCAGCTCAGGCGCGGCTCCAAGCCGAGTCACAGAGGTTCTCACGCGACATAGAGGCGAAGCGCGCCGCTGCCGAAGAGAGTCGGTTCGGACGTGAGGCGGCGGCAACCACTGAGTTTAGGAAGTCTTCACTCGACCTTGAGCAACAACGAGTTGACATCGCGAAGGGTGAGGCCGAGTCGACGGCAGCGGCTCGGGTTGCCGAAGCCGAGTTGCGCGGGCGCGAGGCGATGGGCAAGGCCATCGACGAGACGCTCGGCTTCTACCGGCGACTGTCGGCGCCGACAGCGGCAGCCGGGGTCAAGCTCGACCCGAAGGACATCCTCGGAGCGATGGGTGCGGCGGGCCAAGGAGAAATCTTCGCCATCGCACATGATGAGAGACTCGACGAGGCAGGCAAGATCAAGGCAGTCATGGCGCTACTTACCCCAGTCGCCTCAGGAATCGCTGGCGCTATCTCTGCTGCCACCGGGGGCATCCAGTCGCCAGATTCGATCATTGGTGAGGCATCGAGAATACTTGTTCTTCAGACTCTTCGGGTTCCGAAAGAGTTTCAGCGAGAGTTCCTCGCGCAGTTGTCGTTGGCGACGGCGCCGATCGACGAGGCGACCGCTAAGGTGAAGGCGGGCGAGGTGGAGTCGATGACGCCCGAGGAGGAACTCCAGTTCAGGACTGAGGCGGCGGGGAAGCTCGCTACATCCATGCGATCTGGATACATGTTGTCGCGCACGGAACAAGAATTGTGGGCCAAATATTGGCGGGGGACCAAGGGGTTGCCTGCGAAAGCTGAAGCCCTTGAAAAGACCCTTGCGGTCGCGATCAACGGGATCGCGGTGGCTGAGGGCTTCGATGAGGCACAGACCACTGGGTTGTACCAGTCGGTGTACGACGCGATCGTGTCGATCGTCGACAACGAGGACGCGCGGGCGGTGGCCGAGGTCATTGTCCCTCGTGACCCGCGGGCTCGCGTCCACGCCATCAACACTGAGCTTGGGACCCTTCGTGAGCAGATTCGTAAAATTCGTGAGGCACCCAACGCGCTTGAGGTCGCTGACGAGCTGGATGAGATGGAGAAGCGCGCTCAGCAGTTGGAGCGGTCACGGGTAGAGTTGCGCAAGCCGGTGGTTCAGGCGTTCCCGCCGCCCGGTGTGCCACTGCCTCCCGGGCTCGGCAAGCGAAAGAGGTAATGGATGCCCCGTCGGTCGCTCCAAGAGGCGCTCGCCGCCCACCTCGACGATGCCAAGCTCATTCGCGAGTCCGATCCGCCAGTTGCGGTCGAGCCGGGTGGGATGATCGACCCGCCGCGCAAGATGACCAACCAGGAGATAGATGAGGAGGGCACCAACTTTTTATCAGGAGTCGCTGAGACTGTCGGGCTCATGGGTAAGGGTACTGTCTGTGCTCTTTCGTTTGCGACCGACAAGATCGACCGGGCGGACTCGGTGTTCAGAGCGACGATCCTGACCGCAGTCGGGAGGGTTCCGGTCGCCGATTACCCCTCCTATTTTCGTGAAACGCTGTCTGGCAAGCGCAAGATTTCTGGTGACGGGTTCTGGGAGATTGCGCTCGGCCAAGCTCTCTCGAAACAGCTCGATGAGATTCCTATTCTGCCTGGTTGGACGAAGCGAGTGGTATCGCCACTTCCACACTTGGCTGGTGTCGATGTCCGTAATGAGCCTGTCGTCTCGGTCGGTCGGGTCCTTGGCTTGGGAGCCGAGTTCTTCGTGTCGCCGTTCGCAGTGATGGGTGCGTTACCAGCGAAGTTCTTTACTGCATCTAAGGTGGGGCGGGTGATGGCGAAGGCTCACCTCGACCCGTCGACCTCGTTGTTGACGCTTCCGGTGCGCAAGTTCGCTCAGATGGCGACTTCGTCGTCAACGCCTTGGGGCGCGATGCTGCTCCAACTGCGCGACCCATTAGATGCGCTCGGCAAGCACACTAAAGTGGTCGACTCGATGGTCGATGCTGGGTTACGGCTCGAGGACGCGGGCGACCAGTGGGGCCGGACTCTCGTTGGGATTGCGGAGCGGCACATCTCCAAGGCGTCGTTCATCGGCTTAGGGGGTCGTCCTGGTTTGGGTCAACGTGAGTTGGCGACGGTGTGGGACCACCTCTTTTTCAAGGACCAATCGCTGAGTGAGGCGCAACGTGCCCTCGTCGATGACATCATGGAGAAGGTGCTCAAGCCGGTGCACTCGCGGTTGCAAGAGATGGGGTATGCGTCGCAACGGTTGACGCAAGTGAAGGCTCCAGCTCGCCATCGTGGCCCGGGCGTCGAGTTCGAGGCGGTGTCGGCGCCGGTCAGGGGTCAAGTTACCGTCCGGTGGGATCCCGAGAAGGATCTGCTACGCAAGTTCAACCCGACACCGTATAACTATCGGTTCCCCGCCAACGCGATCGGCACCAAGAACATCGACGAGAGGCTCGGGGTCAACCTTCATTGGCGACGCAAAGGGGAAGCCCTCCCGTACGAAGTCACCTCTTTGACTGAGGCTCAAAAGAACCCTCTTCACTCGTTGGAGCAGTGGCTCACCCAAGCCGAGCGCAAGATGATTCTCGAGGAGAGAGTGAAGGGCACCAAAGGCTCTCTCGAGGCGACTGGGCTCTTGTCCAAGTTCGCGCCCCGTGACAAGGGGGGCCACCTCACTGACAATATGGCGTCCAACGTCAACGCTGAACTCTCCGCCATGAACAATGCTGAGTGGCGCTACTACATCAATAAGCTGCACGACTTCACTGGCAACCGAGCTGGTAAGCTCGAACTCACCATCGACAACACGATGGATCGGTTCTTCGCCGAGATCGACAAGGGCTTCGACTCGGTGGCGCGCAAGAGCCGGATCTTCAAGTATTTTTATGAGAAGTCCAGGAAGTTGGATCCGAGGGGGTTCCCTGCTCAGAACACGACTTCTGCGATCGCGTCGTCGATGACGGCGGGGACGGTGATCGCAACGCTGGGACTCAATCTGTCGTCCGCGCTCAAGAACACGTCTCAACTCTTGAACACGATGGCGAAGGAGGGCATCCCTGGGACCATCCGTGGCCTGTACAAGATGGTCGATTATTGGTCCGACGAGGGTAAGGCCCTCCGTGACCTGCGCAAGTCAGCGAACTTCAAGTCCGAGTTCCGAAAGGTCATTTACGATGACGTGTGGATCCACTCTGGCAAACGTGGGGTGGATGGGTTCCTCATGTGGCCGTTCTCGACCACCGAAATGTGGATGAGGGGGATCGCGTTCAACGTGAGCGTAGGGCGTGATCTCCAGCGGCGGGGTATCCATTCGGCGGCTCAACTCGCGGGGTTGCATGCCCGTGAGGTCGCGTCGATTGTTCGGTTTGGCCGGCGGGAGGCGATCGACACCAATTTCCTTTATGGGATTGCTGGGCGGTCTCATCTCATGATGAATCCCCTTGCGAGAGTGGGGTTCGCGCTCCAGTCCTATTCGTGGAAACAAGCTGAGTTCATCGCCCGCACGTGGAAGCGGGATGGTGGGGCCTTCATGCGTCTCGTCGGGTTGCATGGATGGGCAATCGACATGGCCGACAAGATGGCCGGGGTGAACGCCGAGAACTGGCTCGGGTGGGGGTTCTTGCCGCCCAACACCCTTGGGCGTGGGCCCGCGTTCGAGACCCTCACCAACCTCGTCCACATGAGTTTTGCCTCTGCCGATGGCAACGACGCTGAGTTCGCCAAACGGGCCGACGCGCTACGGGGGCACATCCGGGAGGTGTTCCGCACGTTTGGCGATCCCGATGACCATGTTGGGCTCCAAGCGGCACTTGGTGCGGCATCATTGTCGGGGCTGTTGCCGGTGCCGATGGTTGGGGTAGCCCGGACGTTCAAGGTATTCAATGAGTTTATGACGGGGGAGAGGTCGAGTTCGTCGGGGCGCACGTGGCAGCGCGTCGGTAAGGGCGAGGCTCTCAAGTCGTGGTTCTTCACCACCCATCGGCAGGCCGAGGATGCTAGATTGCGGGCGATGGATTCGGCTGTGCGACGACAGGTCGATTCTGAACTCGATAGGCGCGTCCGTAAGTATCTCAAGGCCATCAAAGGGCGCGATGGAGATGAGGTGGTTGCAGCGGCAAAGGAGCTGGGGTCGCCGGTGGGCCTTTCGCTTCCGCTATCGGGTTCGTCGTTGGTTCGTTTCCTGCCGTCGGGGTTCCGGCTTGGGGATGAGAGGTCATTTTGGCCGCACCCGGAGATGATCGAGAGCCGTATCAAGCTGCGATCGAAGCAGTTGGCGGTGTCTCGTGATGTGGTCGAGATGATCGACTCGGGGTGGGCTGGGGAGGTCTTGTGGGCAGAATACTCGAACCGGGGGCTGGCGGAACTGGCCCGGGGGGCAATCAGGGTGCCGGAGAGGTGATGGTACCATTCAACGGCAAGACCCGTATCATTTACTGGCTCATGGGCATCTTGCAAGTGGGTGTCGTCCTCGCTATCACGTATTGGACGGGCCAGATCAAGGGGCTCGAAGGGTGGAAAGAGGATCATCTTGAGTGGTCCTCGGCGAGGTTGGTCGAAATCGAAAGCAGGCTCACCCGCCAAGAAGCGCGCTACGAGGAGATCCTCCGGCGCCTCGAGACGATTGACCAGAAGTTGGACAGGATGGGGGAGAAAAATGTCAAATGAAGCGTGGGTGAAAATCGGTAAGGGTGCTTTGCTCGCTGGTGCCGGCGCTGGTGCAGTGTACGGGCTCCAGGCGGTTGATGTGGTGGACTGGGGCGAGTACGACGTGATGATTGCGTCTGCGATCTCGGTCCTGATCAATGTGGTTAGGAAGTGGGTAGCACGTTAGTCGTAGTGGTGCTCTTCGACAGGTTCGTCGTGTGGCTCGTGTGCGTCGTGTGTTTCGTGTAGTTCGGTTCCCTCAGTGGCTGGTGAGTCAGGGGCGAAGTGTTCGAACCTGTACCACCGGCCATTTGAGTGTCGGAATCCTATTTTGAACGCCAGCATTCCCTCGATGAAGTCTCTTTGACCTCTTGCCGACACGATGCCGGTTCGCATTTTCACGTCTGAGTCGTCCATTCCTTCTCGCCCGGCCACCATCAAGTCGTCTGCGATAGACCACATGACGCGCATCTTGGGAGGAGCTGAGAGTTCGTTCACCAGCTCCTCAAGCGGGGGGTAGAGAAAGTTGTCGATGAGAGCGAGCCCAGCGTCGACATCTTCGATCGTGAGTTCGTATCGCCCATCTGAGAGGGCACGGGCGGCGCCCAGCTTGGCAGCGTAGCCAGGGTAGCGATTCCAGAACCCCGATAGGCCTGCCACCGAATAGGTTTTCTCCTCAGTGAGGTTCTTGAGGGCTTTGACGTACTCCCAGGTGGCAGGTGGTATGGTCATTACGTTGGGGGCCCCCTCTCTGATCGCGATGGCTTCCTCGGCAAGGTCGTGCACCTCCTTGTCAGTGATGTTGCCTGAGTCGGTGTCGGGCTTCACCCGTTCGTAGGCGATTAGAAAACGGTGCATGAACCCGTCTGCGAACGAGGTGGCGTCCATCTTTTTGCGCAAGTCGATGATCGTGGTGCAGAAACCGAAGCTGATGGTCATTTGTCTGATGATGCGGGTGCCTTTAGAGGCGGTAGTGTGCTCGATTCTGTCTTGCTCGAGAGACTTCATCAGAAACTTGTCGACGTTCTCTGAGCCAGTGATGGGGGCGACAAGGGCCCCCATCTCATCGCAGGTGTAAGCGCCTTCGAGAGGGGCGCCGTCGCCAGGTTCCCCTTCGCGTTGCCACTTGACCCAACGATTGATCAGTCCGCTCGGGGTCCCTGAGAGTTCATCCGCAACGAAAAATGGGAACCCCCCGTGGGTGGCGACGTAGTTGAGTATCTTGAGAGCGTGGTTCATCGACTTGGACTTGCCGACTCCTGACGTGCCGATCAGGATGATGCTGAAAGGGGGGTAGAGGGCAACGTCTGGCAAGTCGAGTCGGCATCGCCGACCGACCACAGCGGTCATGGCGAAGATCCCACACAGCAGGTGGAACGAAACGGGGAACCTGGTTCGCCGGGTGATGGTGCAATAGCGGTCGAGCCACGTGTCTTCACTCGTGAACGTCCGGTGGTCGACGATGCCGGTGGAACGAATCATGGGCGGACTCCTAGGGGCATGGGCTCTCTCTTCTCTCAGAGACGCTTCTGGATTGCGTCGGCGTTGAGACCGCTCACGATGAGCTTGACCGTGATCTTGCCTTGGCCTTCGTCGCGGTCGATGTCGTACTCGACGCTGACCGTGTCGCCCATGCGCATCCCCTTGCCGAGGGCGCCCATCATCTCTGAGCGTGCCCAGCCTTCCCACTGCTCGAGTTCTTTGCCGTAGTTGGGGGTCGACCCACGAAGCCACGTCCAGCGACTCAGGGTGAAGTTGGGAACTGGAGTTGAAGATTCATCGCCCGGGCCACTGTCGCTCGGATCTTTTCCTCGTGGAGATTCATCCACTCGACTAGCGACTCCAACTTTGCTCTCTCGATCCGTAGCCATTGCACACACTCCTCGCGGGTTTTGTGCCGGGTCCCTGTCGCCACTAGGCCGCAGCAGCAGAGCCAGGCATCGTCCTCGTCAAAATACCACGAAGGGGGTCGTGGCCCCTCATCTCGTCCGGTAGCCATATTGCGTCCTTTCGGAGCCTCCATCGGGAACCGATCTTGATCTGGACCGGGCATCGGAACCCCGGTGCTACTTGGGGGAATTCCTGTTCCATGATCTCTCTCATCCGCCAGGCCATCAAGGAAGCATTCTGCTCTGGCACTTCGACAACGTCCTCGTCGTGCATCGGGATCACGAGGTGACCACCGAGTTCGACAGCGGCGGCCTCTATCTGTGGTGCCACGTCCCACTGCATGTCGGCGCCGCTGCCTTGGATTGGCGTATTGATGATCTCGTTGCGGTTGCCCTTCACGTCGCCAAACCATCTCTTCCTTCCCCAGCCGTTGACGATGTACCCGTGTTTGAGCACGTATCTTATGCACTCGCGTTGATAGGCAGTGACGCCGGGGTACAGCTTCTCGAACCCTTCGATCATGGCTTTGACTTCGTCAGCCTTGACGTGGATGAACCCAGCGTCGTGGAACGCCTTGTGGATCGTTTTCCACCCGCCACCGAAGATCCAGCCGTAGAAACAGTTCTTGGCTCGAGTGCGGTCGATGCCCAGCTTGGTGGCGTTGATCGTGTGGATGGAGTAGAGGGGATCGCCGGGGTGGTCGTCTTGTTGCCTGATCTGTTCCATCAGCGTTGGGTCGCCACTCTTGAACGCCATGATGCGCAGCTCTTGGCTGTCGTAGTCGGCCATCACGAACAGGAACCCTGGACGTGGAACCACGATCACTCTCAGTGGCTTCGGCATCTGTTGGATAGGAGGAGTCTTTGTTGGACGGTGGCCCTTTGCGACGATGCGCCCCGTCGCTGCTGAGACTTGAAATTTCGCGCTGCCTTCGGAGTCGTCTTTTGATCCGGGTGCGTAGGTGGGGTAGATGTGGTCGCCGCACGAGAGATAGGTGGCGAGGTACTTGTTGCGGTGCTTGGTGTGGAGGAGGGCCATGAGAGCTGAGATACGATCATCCGAAGTAAGCAAGCTGTCCAGCTTCGGGGCACCGTTGGCTCTCTTCGATTCCCCGTGCCTGACCAGGGCAATTAGATTCTGGATCGCCTCCTTCTCAGTAGTGATCTTGAGGATCTTCTGGCCCCCCTCCTTGACCTCTTTGTATTGCGTCGGGAGACCCCACTCTTCGTACAGCAGCTTCTTGAGTTGGGCTGGAGAGCGGGGGTTGCACCCTCCAGCGCTGGTCCAGCGGGCTTCTGCCCGGTCGGCCCACTTGCGATAGATGGCTTGGAGGCGGTCTCTGACCGTGGCGTCTATCTTCAGTCCGCGCATGTGAATGTCAATGAGAAGGGGGAGCACTCGGCGTTCTCGCTCCCACACTTCCCACTGACCTGTCGCGATGATCTCGCGCCGAAGCACATCCCATAGTGGGAATAGGTTCGAGGCGTCCTGGCGGTTATAGGTCTCTTGGGCCTTCTCGTTGACTAGGACGCGGGCTTCGTGTTTGGGGACGAAGCACCGTTTACACCAACGGGCTTTCTCTTCGCGGGTCCATTCGTGGACGAGTTTGTTGCACTTGTCACAGGGTTGGCCCTTTTTCGTCTTGCCCTTCGTCCACTTGGGTTCGCGTGGGGCTGACCCCGGGTTGCCCTCGTGCTTCCATCGGTGCCCATCGCAGAAGTGGCCGAATACTTGGTTGAGACTGTAGCCGGGGGCGTCTGGGTCAGCGATGGCTGCGCCCCACATGGGGTCGGTGATTGTGGTGGCGTCGATGGTGAAGCCGGCCTTGCGCAATAAGGGTAGGTCGTAGTTGGCGTTGAACACGAGGACCTCGGGCCGGTCGAGCGCCATCTGTGAGAGATGGGCGATGCGTCCGCCCATTCGCTCGGAGATCGCTTCGACGCCGCCTTGGGCGTTACGCCATGCGATTCCGATCCGTTCGATGGGGCCTCGTGGGTTCTCGAGGTCGATAGAGGCGGCGGGCGAGAGTGACAAACTTCCCGGGTCAGAGTTTTGTCGTGGTGGTCTGACTATACTCAGCTCGTCACGGCTCGCCCGTGCCGCCCGTCCGACTGCCCGACGAAACCAAGGGAACTTCTTGTTGCCTGTGCGCATGATGAAGGCCGGATGATACGTGGTCAGAATCCATTCTACCGAGGAGGGGAGGTTCCCTCGGTGGCTACGCTCGACTTCATCCGGCCTGATCAAGTAGCCGTCCCAGTGGGAGACGGACATCTTTTTACCAGAGAATCCAGTAATTGCTCGAAGGGGCTCGTTGCCGAATAGGAGCAGGGTCTTCACATTGGTGAGCGAGGCGAGGTCCTTGTGTAAACGGGCTCGGCATGCGGTGAGCTGCTCGGGGGTGGGTTCATCTCCTCCCCCCATCGGGTAACAATTGATGCAATTGACTTTGAAACAGTCACTTAGGTTGACACCGAAGGCTCCGAGGGCGGCTCTCGTGAGTGCGCCTGATCCCCCCACAAATGGTTGTGGCCCGAGTCCCTCCTCGTCGATGAGTTCGCGGAACCCCGGTCCGATGCCGACGATGGCGAGTGTGGCGTCTATTGGTCCGGCTGTGCCACACCACTTGCCACTCGGATCATCGAAGCTGGTGCCTCGCTCTTCGTTGCGTCTGGGGCACGTTGCACACCGCACGCTCGTCCGCCCTTCCAGTTGCGCACCCGCGTTCGAAGAAGTCGATTTAGCTAGAATACTCCGATGAGTGATCCACCGCAACAACTTTCACTGTTGCGGTGGAGATTCTTGTTAATTGAGTTCTTCACATAGCTTTGGCTTGCATGGAAGCCCGCTGTCGTACGTGACGGCGATGAACAGGGCGCCACGTGCGTTGGCGATGAGGAACGTGTCGCCGGTGCCATACTGCTCAGAAGCGACGGTGCCGTCCAATAGTACTGAGCGCCACACCTTGCCGGTCGGTTTCGTTGGTAAGCGCACGCTGACGCGCGTGAGCAGCGAGTCGAGGTTGGTGCTCCCCGCGTCCCGGGCACGCACGTAAGCGAGGGCGTTCACTTGGCCGGTGTACGGTACGACCTGGTCGTAGTCACGGCGGTAGATGTGGGCGGTGAATCCGTTCGACGGTGCGGTGAACAAGGTTGTCGCTTCGCTTACGGGAGTGCCCATGTACGTGAACTGGAGAGGGTCCGATGTCGTCGCGAAGGCCGAGATCCACGTTCGGTTGTCGACGCATTTGGAGTAACGGGCCCCACATGGGTCGAACCCGCCACCGAAGTTGCAGCACTTGCCGACTGGGGCACTGCAAGGCGGGCATGCCCCGCAGAACTGGTTCCCGCAGTTCCCACAATAGATGTTCTGACGGCCCCAGTACGGCGAGCCCCAACCGTCGGTGGGGTCTTTGTCCCGTACCACATGCATGAACGCCAAGTCACCCATCAGAACTGTTCCGAACGGGAGGCATGTGGCGGCGGGTGGGTTGCATCCAAATGCCGTGCCCCCTGCGGGGTGGCTATAGTTGGCGCTGAACATGATGTCGTTCGATGAGGAGAGGTTGTTGCGCTGGCGCATTCGTTCGGGAAACGTGCCGTCGTTCCTGATCAGAGTGCCTTCGAACTCCATGAATAGTAGGTCGCCAAGGTCCTGTGTAAACACGCTGTCTTGGGGCATGTTGAGGGCGGGATTGGAGTGGACGTACCCGAGACTACCGTTGCGGAGCAACCACCCGCGAGTCGCGCTCTGGTGGTAGGCTGCCCCTAGGGCCAGCGTATCGTCAAGCGCCTTCATGAACGCTGACCATTGACACTGGTTGCGGTACCACTTATTGAACATGTCGTTCTCGTTCGTGTCGCAGCCACGTGGGTAGTCACCGATCTCGAAGTTGCAGTCGTATGCGACCCACGCTTCACTGAAGTCGTCGGCCTCTTTGATGCCACCGCCAGTCAGCGTCCTGAAGTCGAGGAACTGGAGTCCCCACTGAGCGTTGTCGGCGAAGATCCCTCTGAAATACGGGCCGCTTCCTGAGCCGCCAGGGAGTTCTTGCTTGTAGATTTGGGTGACGAGAAACTCGAGGTAGGCGTGGAAGACCCAGTTGTTGCGCCAGTTGAGCAGCTCGCGATCGAACTCTGTTTGAAATACACCGCCTATGTCACATGGCTGGAGGAACCCAGCATAGCCCGGGTGCGGCACTCGCGAGAGAACTGGGTTGTTCGAATCGTAAGCGGGGAAGGTCTTGGTCGTACAGATGATCGGGTCTGTTGGGTTTTGACCGCTGCCACACCCGAATGAGCCTGCGGGGCATCCGCCGAGTGCGTTGCATCCCTGACAGCGCCAGTAGCGGATCGTGGTCTCTTCGCTGAAATGGAGGTAGATGCCCTCGTAGATCGTTTGCCAGTTGGCGGGGAATCTCGCTTGGACCCACGCTTTCCATTTGGCGTCGGCGCTGTTGACCGGGTCTGTGGTCCGGTGCTCGGTCATGGACCAGTAGTTGAACACCCGCAGGCGCTGGCTGGGTGAGGCCAAGACGGCGGTTCGGAGTGCCGAGCCGGCTCCGGCGGTTTGACCGCCGATTAGGATCTGCATCCGTTGGGCGATCCTGCATAGTACACTGTCAGCGACGGTGCCTTTTTCACAGATGGTGCCAACGTCTGTGTGGCCCGAGCAACCATACATGAGGTGTTGGAACACCGGTTGTGTGAACGCCTGCCAAGCCCCCACTGTCACGATCGCGAAACACACGAGTGCTGCGATCAAGTACTTGAGACGGATCATGGCAACCCCCTATTTGAAAGGAGGGCTTCGGCCCCCCACACCCCTCGGCGATCACCGAAACAACGACTTCATATTCTGCCACGTCGAGCCCTCGGTCGGCAACGGTTTCTCGGTCACGTTTTCACACTCGGGCTTGCAGCCGCTCGGCGCGCCACCGATCGTGCGCAGGTAGCTCTTTGAGTGTACCGCCTGGAACGGGATCCCGCAGGCGGCGCTGATGTCGGCGTGCCAGATGTAGGACCCGACGCCGCCACCGTAGAACGGCGGGATGATCGTGGTGCAAGTCCCAGTAAACGGGACATGATCGCTCGAATAGGATCCCAGGTAAAACGTCGGTTCGGGCGCGCCGTTCAGCCACGCGTGAATCGCGGTGTTCATCGAGCCGTTCGGGTCGTTCGGCGTCTGTAGGTGATAGACCCAAGAGTCGTTGTACTGCGACCCGTAGGTGCGGTCGATGAGAGTGAACATCGCTCCCGGCGTGAAGCTTTCGAGCCCCGTGCACTCGCTCGTGCCGCAGTCCAAGTAGACGTAGAAGTCGGTGAACCACCAGTTGGGGCGGTGAGCCGCGGCGAGGTCGGTGCCGGTCGCACAGCGTAGCCCGAGGCCACTGCACGGCACCCCACCATCGAGCTTGCTCACTTTCATCCACACCTGCCGGGTCGCGGTCCGCACCATCGCGTCCCCGGCTGTGATCTTGCTCCCGACCGCGAACGCGAGGCTCGGGACCAACATTAGAACCATGAACAGTCGTCTCATTCCGTTCCTCCGATTTCTAGAAACTGGTTGAGTGTGTACTGCCTGCTCACTGGCGACCAACCCTGCACTCCGCTCTCAAGACAGAACGTCGCCGGGTCGAACGCCACGAGCCCAGGATACCCCATTCGACTCGCCCATGACCACGGCGCATGCGCACCACCGCGCATCCATCGCCCGTGCTCGTTCTGGGTGAATAGTTCCTTGCGGCGGATCCAAAGTCCAGTCGGGCCGAACATCGAAACTGGGACGTAGTCGTCGTATTTCTTGGTCGGATCGTCACCGACGGCATGCCCGTAAATTCCGTGCCCCTTCGCCTCGATCCACACGACCGGCCTTCTGGCTAGAGTTTCCCAGACTTTCTCCAGCGGCCTTCGCGCCTGTGACAGCACCATGCCTTTCAACCCGGCGTAGCAATTCCAGTCGAAGTGCGCCTGTGTCCACATCCCTTCCAGCCCATCCGCCCCTTCGACGAGCAGAATCCCTTCGAGATCCCAGTCGTGTCCGCCAATCGCCTTCGTGTCGCTCGCGTGCGCGACCGACAACAATGTAAACTTGTGTGTCGTCGTTATAACCTCGGCGACTTGAATTTCGGTAACGGCGTCGGCAGCCGGGTCAGGGCCGAGGCGCTGGTAAATGATCGGGAGCATCAAATTGTTCATCCCTCTCCGGGTCAAGCTGTTTCAGGTTACATGGACAGGCACACTTGCCATGACGCCATCTCCCACACCGCAAACAGTGTCCTGCGTTCGGCCACCGTCCTCGCTTCCCGCACGCATCACAGGTGCCCGATCTACCCACCGGATCTTGCGGCATCTGGTCCTCTCCTTTCGTGGCCCCGGCTGTGGGCGGACTGGAGCATGCCAGCCCGATTACACTCCCCAGTTCGCCGGTCGGGAATCGCCGTCAGATCACCATTACCGGTTTCTTTTTCAGCCGTGGGATGTACAACAAGACCCCACGCTTCCGCTTGATTTTCCTATCGCGTTTGATGATGTAGCAGGAAACCGAACCATCCTTGCAAAGCGCCGCTCCACCGATCTCGATGTACGGGTGTCGATCTTCCCATCGTTCGATCACGTTCTGCAAAGCAACCGCCAACTTCCAACAGTCCTTGCGCTCACGCGCGTTTAGTTCTGCCATCATTCGCCCTTCCCGTCAGATCACCTTCTTGCCGAGCACCCCGCGCGCTTGCCGCTCTCGCGCCCGTCCCTCCAGCGCGTCGAGGGCTTTTTCGATGTACATGATGGCTTCGGCGTTCGCCGGGTGCTCGAACCGGCTGCGCTGGAAAAACTCCAGCCGCCGTCGCGCGGCCTCCGGCACCGTCCCGACGAACGCAAGTCGTGTGGTTCAGTCACGTCTCCTCCTTCGGTTCCAGAAACGCATCGACTAGAGTTCGCCACGCATGCGCCGCAGCCAGAGGGACCACGGAATTGCCAATGGCCGCCAGTCGCTCTGCCCGATTGGTAGACCCATCAGCCACTCGACGAATTGCGGGTTCAAGACCAGGGGGCCATTGCCCACGATCTCCGCCAGTGCCTTCCCTCCCTGGCGGCCATAGTCCGGCGTAGGCCACATTTTCGCCTGATTTACCAGATCGTGTGGGAAATGATGATGGTCTGAATATTGTCCCCTTTCCCCCCTGCCACCAGTCCCGTCGTGAGCTTGCGGAGTAGCCCAGGATGAAGAGTCGTTGCCGCCGATGCGGCGCCCCAACTTCTGCCGCCGAGAAGAGGCCTGCTTGAACGCTGTAACCCATCCGTCGAAGATCGCTCCACACGATTCGCAGTCCGTGATGCACGAGGCCTGGCACGTTTTCAAGAAAAACGATTCCTGCGTCCACGTCCCGGACGATCCGTGCGATGTCGGGCCAGAGCCAACGCTCGTCGGCTGTTCCTTTACGTTTGCCAGCGACGCTGAATGGTTGGCACGGGAATCCCGCAGAGACGAGATCCACCGTTCCACGCCAAGGGTGGCCGTCGAAGGTTGCGAGATCGTCCCAGACAGGAGCCGGATCCAGGGCCTGGTCCGCCATCCGCGCCACGAGACAGGCCGCAGCGTAGGCTTCCCGTTCGACGTAACACACAGTTCGGCAGGCATCTCCGAGGGCGAGTCGGAGGCCGAGTTCGAGTCCCCCAATTCCGGCACAAACAGCCATCCCATTCACGATTCCTCCAGAAACGCATCAAGCTGCGCCCACACACACTCCGGTCGAACCTGCGGGACGACGAGGTGGCGCTCACGGCCTTGCACCGGCAGCTCTTGGCTTCTCTCTTCCACCTCAATCGCCCGCATGAACAAAGTCTGAATCTTTTTCATTTCATCCTCGCAAGCGTCACGATCATGATGACGTATGGGACCACGATTCCAGCGAAGAGAAGCAATCCCCAGAGCGCAGCGCCGTTCATCCCAGCTCCCTATACCAAAGCGTCCGTGGCACCGGCTTGAGGCCGACCTGGCGCAGACCTTTCTTGCACCACCCAACATTGGAGCTACTGCTCAGCAGCACATGAGGATTAACTGGGTGTTCATACAGGATGATTGACTGCCACCTGGCCTCCGGCTCCGTCGAGACTTCGATCTTGCCTGCTCTGTTTTTCAGACCGAGCCGCCATGCGAGCCAGACGGCAACGCGAAGTCGTTTGTGCCCCTTCGGCCACGCCCCCGTCTCGTCGTAGTAGTAGACCCTTCGCATTAGCCCGGCTCCTTGTCGTCTCTCCGCCGGATAGCCTCAGCCCAAGCGGCGGCGACGGCGGCAACTTGAATCACTTCGTCGTAAACGAGTTGTTCGGGCATATTCTCCAAGCTCGCCTTACACGCCTCGCCGAACTCCTCGCCCAATATGAGCGCCCACTTGGCGTCGTCGTGATCCTGTCGCCCCCATTTGCAATCTTGGGAGGCGCGTTCCATGCCGATGTCTGCCAGTACGCTCATTTTGTCAGTCATCCCGGCTCCTTCTCGCTCGCGTTGTCTCTCCACGACGACTTCCCGGTCCCGTTGCAGAACGGACACGGAAACGTCGGATTCTGGTCGAGCCAATTCGCCCCGGCCGCTCTCGCGCACAGCCGACAGAGCATGTTCCCGTCCACCCAGTAGGTCGGATTCGACGGCACTCCACAGCCCGCGCACCGCATGCAAAGCGTGGCGTCGCTTGGGTTGCTCGTTCCAACGGTCATGCCTTTCCCCCCCCCCCCCCAGAAACTCCGCCGTGTCTTTGCGCAGGTCGTCGAGGCCGCAGGTGCACTGCGTGGAACCATCGCTCTCAGCCGTCGTCAGACAACTCCACTCGTGCTCTATATCCCACTCATCGAGCCGCCTGAGCAGCGCGATTGCCTTTTCCCCGATCTCACGTGTCGCCACTGGCTCTAGGTCGCCCACCATGTCCTTTGCGACCGCGCGTACCAGCTTCTCCTCAGCCGTCATGGCTCCTCCTCATAGTGCTTCCCACGGGAACGTCCCGGGGCACGTCTTGCTTGCGTTGATGGCTCGGTGGGGGATGATGGTCATGATGCCTTGTTTGCGTAGTGCCGCGACGAGCTTGGTTACGCTTGCTACTTGAGCGTCGGGCCAGATGGTTTGTGCGCCTGTACCCTCGATCTCGATTCCGACTGTGTAAACGTTGGGGCTCACTCCGGGTATTAGGCTGTCCCATGTTGGGTGGTCGACTCGCCCGGCGTGCCAAGCGGCCTCGTCGAGCGGCACCAACTGGTGTACTCGCCCGTTCGCCTGGACGAGGAAGTGGGCACTCACGTGGGATTCGGCGTTCGTGAGCCACGCGAGCGCCCCTTGGCCCGAGCCGTCAGTGATGTGGATCACGGTCGCGATCGGGCGCCACCCGTCGCGGGGACTACGATTCGGCGACAACATTTACACCTGTTTCTTCCTCTTACAGTTGGAACCCGAACGAGAACACGTACTTGATGTCATAGCGTGAGTCGAGGTCGATGAACACGCCTGATTGGGCTTCTGTGTCAGCGAGCGCGATCAGAGCGCCGAACCCGAACCCAGCGTTACCGGGCAAGGCGCCGCGCAAGAACTCGACCCTGAGTCCGGTGAGGTAAGCGAACTTGTCGTTCTCACTGTCGAACTGGACCGCGTGTGGGTTGAGCACCGTGAGCCACTCGAAGTTCGCACCGTCGACGAGGTCGAAGCCCCATTCATAGCCAGCCATGTCGAACGCCTTGGCATGGACTCGGTCGTCGGCTCTCGAGCGTTCGACGGTGACTGCCGCCGCCATCACTCCATGTGTTAGACGTGGGTCGAGGGCTTGGGCGTTGGCAAGAGAAGCGACCGTGAGTAGTAACATTGCAACAAGTGACCGAGCACATAGCCGTTCGCTTGTGGTTGGTGATCGTTTCATGTCGTCATTACCTCCTGTTGGGGTGTGGGAGCACCGTCGCTCAGAGACCGGATGGGACCTGTAGTTTCAGTGCCCCCGACACCTTTACGTAAATCAGCGTGGTGGTTTGTCCGTCTTCATCATGCCTTCTTGTACCCCACTACGTTTTCCTGGAGTTGGCCTTGGGCATCTTCGCCCTGCTCGAACACGGCTGTCACGTGGTGGCCCGGGAACGTAGGGACCAAGTCAATGATCTTGGAGAGCCCACGGAACACTGTCCTGTTGATGAGGCGGTCTTGGGCACCCATCGCCTTGCAGAACGAACTCATTCGCTTCGACGAGTAGCCCATCCGCTGGAGGCGCTTGCCCCATACCTTGCGTGTGGGCTCGCCACCATTCGCGTTGGCTTCCTCAACGATCTTGGCGATCTGCTCGTCGGAGTAGACGGCGAGGTCCCACCACCAGTTGCCGAAGTCCGACCGCACCTTCGATGTGTTCTTCGAGGGCTTCCTCGTCGTGACTCGGATCTGGATCCGGGATTGCTCCTGCTCGAGAGCTGCCTCTTTGTCGAACAGCTCTTTGATCTCGACATCGTCGATGACGCAGTCTTCTTCCCATCTGTAGATCGTCGACTCATAGCCGTTGTCGAACTTTTTCTTGCGCGTGGTCAAGGTGGAGTTGTCTTCCACCTTGGGGACCGTGAGGAAGTCTCCCCCCACACGTACGGCCTGATCATCAGGGACATCTCGTAGTGCCATCGTCGCTCAACCTTCCTTTCCTAGAGACTGTATCCAACGCCAAAAGACCTTTGTAGTTTCTGGGTTCGGGTCGAGAATCTTGTGAGTTTCCTTGATCGCCTCTTGGATCTTGACCGACTTGCTTCCTGCGACGTGGTAGTCGGCCTGCACCAATTGCACCATGATGTAGCCGTTGGGGTTCTTGTCGCCACGTTCGCGAGTGAGATACAGATTAATGTCAGCTCGGTTGGGAACTTGGCGCGGTCCGGCTTGCCCTACCGTGCACGGTCCGAACAATAGAAAACGGTGTTTGGCAGTGTCTTGTTTCTGCACCGACTCTTGGTAGGTGATGAGCGTGTGGCCGGGTTGCTTGTGCCAGTGTTCAATGATCTCGTTGAGTTGGGCTTGGACCATGTTGTAGTCGCCCTCGTCGGGCTGCGTGTACTTGCGCCCGTAGTCGATCTCGGGCGACTTGGGACCTGATGTGGGGCCACCGTCCTTGAGGAAGTAGTGCTTCTTGGCGTTTTCGCGCAGCATCTCGTCGCCGGTGCCGGACATCCCATCCCAGTTGTACCACCCGAGCGCTTCGGCAGCCTTGATGTAGGAGGTGCGCTTGGTGGGGTCGGCGATGCTCTTCTCGGCCCATTTGATCAGCCAGCGCTTCCAGTCACGTTGGGCGAAGTCGAATGCCTCCTCTTTCCATTGGGTGATGATGATCTGGTCGCCGTCTTCGCCAGCGTAGTTGGGTTGGTCGCGCTTGCGCTTGGTGTACCCAGTGGGGACGATCCTGAATATCCTCTTGCGGGTCTCAAGTGGAACGGATCGTAGTCTTGGCGAGGTCTGATCGCTCGCGATGTAGACGCCGGTTCCCCACTCGTCAGGGACCGTGGTCGAGGTCGCGGTCTTACCCGAGCTTCCGATTCCGTAGAGGTTGGCTTTGACGTAGCCTGTCTCGACGAACTCGCCAAAATCGACGAGCGAACTCATGGTCATGTGTGGGGGCCACCTTCCTTCCAACGAACTAGCGTATCACATGAGGCGAAATTTTCCGAGCAAAATTTTCAAGTCAGGCCCACCTGGTCACTTGCGCTTTGGTAACTTGTACCGATACACGTAGATGACTTCATCAAGCACGTACACCTCACGCTTCCAAGCGAGTTGACCACGCGCCGGGGCAAGGGCCTCGACTCGTCTATGTGCGAATCGCCGTTTCTCCCAATGACGGTCTTTTCCCCCGCCAAGGAACAACAACGATTCTTTCCACATCGCTTTATTCGTCGTCTTCGGCATCGGCGTACCTTTCGAGCGGGTTCGCGTCTTCGTAAGCGACATCAGTGAGTGGCACCTCGCCATCGCACGTCGCCATGTACTGGCAGCGTGAGCTGCCGTAGGCACCCCCACAATAGTGTTCGCGTTGCTCGACAGGAAGCGGGTACAGCGAGCCACGTGCCGGACCTAAGTTCCGTTCTTCAATGATGATGTTGCGGACGACCTCTTTTATGTCGGCTAAGCGTTGGCTTCTTATCGCTTGGCTGATCACGAGGTCGGTTTCGACGATGGTCTCGGCGGGGTTGCGGTCGAGCAACACCCCCGAGTCGTCTTTCTTGCGCAAGCCGACTTTGAGAACGAGAAAGTGGTGGGTGCCGCCCCACAGCTCAGGTCCCCAATGGCCCTCGGCGATGTAGCTGTAGGCGCTCTCGTGGAGCGACCGTTTCACTTTGGCGATTTTGAGGTCGAGGTGCTGGGGGCCCGAGGTCTTCACTTGCCAGTGCTTGAGAGGGCGCAGATCGTCGTTTCTTCGCACTACCGCGTCGAGCCGTCCGAACAGCACCACGTCGACACCCTCTATTGTCCCTAGTGGGCGCTCGCCAGTCCATTCGACCTCGACGACCTCGTCGAACGGGGGGTTCGCGTCTTGACCCCACCACCAGGCGGCCCAGGTGCCGAGCCCCTTGAGGGTGGTCAAGTCCTTTGTCAAGACGGGGATTCCACGCTGCTCGAGTTCCATCGTGTAGGTGAGCTGGAGCGAGTTCACCCACTGATCCACGTCGGCGAGACCCGGTTTATGTGGTGCCTGCTGCTTGTAGTGGCGCATGGCTTGTTCCCACGACTTGTGGAACGCGGTGCCGATGTCGAGCGCGGTGCGCTTGGTGCCTCGAAGCGACCTCTTATAGTGGTAGGCGCTTGCCCAGTATGACGGGCAGTTCTGGTAGGCGAGGATCTCCGACACGTTTACACGGCGAGTCGGGGCGGGGGTGTTGTTGATGCCGATGATGCTGTGGTGCCCTTCAGGGTGTTTCAGTTCGACGATGTCGCCGTCTTGGATGGCGGTCATGGTTGCCCTACTCGTTTCCCGAGGGTGTCGAGCACGAGCCTGGTGGCGATGCGCCGGCACACCAGGTCGATGTCCTTGTGCTCCTGGTCGGTCTCTGGCTCGACGAGGCTACACAGAGTGGCGTCTTTGTGCCTGATCACGATCTCGATTTCCCCGCCCCTGTCGAGCAGGTCGAGGAACTCTGCTGCGAGCATTGCCCGTTTCCAGGCGCCTTCTTTCATTTGGTCTGGGGTCCTTCCTCGCCGACGACGCGCTCGGCAGCTTCTTTGAATATGACCTGGTCCCTTTGTTCGATTTCGTCGTGGACCTGGCCGAGGATGGTGACTCGGTTGGCTAGCTTGTCGCCGGCTGTAGATCGGGCGTCCTTCACCTTGTCGTAGTTGGCGACGCACCACTGGGACATGAGCCGCTCGAGGACCCGGCTTCGCTTGCCGTGGGGGCACATCAGTTGGAACAGGCGCACGACGCCAGGGTCCAAGCTGTAGTGGATGCGGTGTTTACGAATCGCCAACCACCTCTCTCTTGCCGCGCAGCTTCAAGTCGAGTCGCTTCAACCCGAGGCGGTCTCGACGCCTTCGCCTGGCCGCGCTTCGCCTCATTGCCTCCCGGTGGCACTCCCTACACCAACGCTTGCCATCCGAGCGCAGCCAGTCCTTCTCGTGCCCCCTCGGGCAGTGTGTTTTTGTCGTTGCCATGTGGGCACTCTACCATAAAGGCCCACGATTTGCAACGTCCTCGAGTTAGGACACCGAGGCTGCAAATAATGTGCCCTCAGGTTATCAACTAGGCACGTCAAACGCCACCTCAGACTAGTACATGAGTGCTGTAGAGTGTGTGTTGCTTATAAGAAAAAGAGATAGGATTGAAGAGCAATAGGTGTGCCGTTGGTGTAACCTCTTAGGAGGGTTACACTTAGGTTGGCTAGTGTAGCATTAGGATACGCTTTTGTTATATATTTTATCCTTATGGTTAACAATGCTGACCGCCCTATAATCGCTCCCGCGCCGACTTGCGGTCTGGTTATAAATAATAGTCAACCTGGAAGTCGAAAGAGATAACCTGAGTTTTAAACAGATAACCTGACGCTTTTGTTGTTAACCATGGCGCTTTAGTTTGTAACCATTTTTAGTTAACTTGTTATTCTAGTACCGGTTACGTCTGCCGTAGCCCCACAAACATATATATATTTAATACCTATTTGTACCATCGTAGAATTACGATGAGTTTGGTTGTGGTTCAGGGTCGATTTTGTCAACTTCGTCTTCGCGTCGTGGTATACTGCTCGTATGGAGTCGGCTGATCGAAAAGCCCGCATCATCGAGCTGGGTAGGCTGGGGACTGCCCCTTACGAGATCGCCCGGGTGCTCACGCTCGAGTTTGGCATCAAGGTGTCATCGGCGCTCGTCTACTACCACCTCGGTAAGGCGGGCCTGTGGAAAAAAGGTCGGGTTGGAGAGAGGCGGCAGACTAACCCCAATGACCCGTACCGGGCCCGTGTCGATGGGATCCTCGCCAAGGTCGACGGGCTCGCCATCGAAGTACTCGAAGGAACGGGGATCGAGACCGACCTGATCCTCCAAGAGACGATCCTTCGAGTGGATGACCTGCCACCCCCACCCCAACCGCGACGGGGAACAAGAGACGCTCCTTACGGAGACGGCCCCTACGGAGACGGCTCGCAAGAGGGCCCCCGCTCCCCCGATGGACGCACGCTCGATCAAATCGACGCCACAAGTGCAACCGACGAGGACCTCGAGTGGCTCAGGTGGTTGCGCCGTAGCCCCGACGGCACAGTGACCGATCGACTGCGTGCGACCGAGGCAATCCTAAAATGGCGCCGACAAGGCACCGACGACTCCCGAAAACGCCTGGACGACGACCAGCTCGTCACCCTGCTCGGTGACATCATCGTTTCTCTACCAGAGTCGCTCCGACAGCGGGTCCTGGCAGCTGCGACGGCGGCGTACCAGAACTAGACGCCCCCGTCGACCTTACGTCCTGCCGCACTTCCCACTGTGTTGCCATGAGCCGCAGCCGGTCCGCCTCCACCCACCCCAAGCCCTGCCTGAGACCCCACCACGCGGCAGCCTTGCGACCACCCACTTTGCCGGTATCGACGTAGAGGGCGCTCACCGCGACCGACGCGGGGTCGACCCACCTTGTTGTGCGCAACGACTCAGCGACCGTCTCGGCCTCACGCTTCGTCAGCGTCACGTCACGGCGTTGCTCAGTCGTAGCAGTGCGCCAGGAGACCAACCAAAATCTCATCACAGGTCACCCTTTCCTTCGTTGAATGTGTTCTCTGATGGCGGTTGCGGCTGCGTGCCCGATCGCCGCCACGATCGGAAACACGATGATGACGAGCGCGACAACGAGGCCAGAGTCAACGTGGGTCATCGTCGAACACCAGCTCGATGTCAGGAGCACGTCGATGGAGTTCGTCACGGATCGCCACTGAAATCACACTGAATGAAGGTGATGACTCGTCGATCCCGATGCTGGCGGCACCAATAGTCTCATAAGCAGGATCGGTTTGAATGTTCACTGTGAACTTGCGCACTCGGTCGAGTATTCGACCTGCTGAGACGGCGTCAGCTTGGGCGCGCAACTTGATGACGTATTCGGCGCGGGTCATGGTTGGGGATCTCCTTTTTCTTGTTTTCATCTCGGCATACACACAGATCAAGTGGTTGTAGGCACGGTTGAGCGAATCGCGCGCGAAACAATCGTACTGTGCAGCAAAACTCCTCGCGCGAAAGAGCCTGCTCCTCCATCGAATAGCCGCTAGCTGCCTGGCGTAGGCACCAGGCAGCGTGCTCGGCCGCTTTAGCGGCCTTGCGCAGATGATTTTGCGCCCGTCCCCTGTACATCACGCGCCAGCCTCTTCGTTGATTGTGGCCTCTTGCTCGCGTCGTGATTTGATCTCTTCGATGGTGAGCTGGTCGCGGGCACGGCTGACGCCGACGTACCACACGAAGGTGTCGCGCCGGAGCCTCTCGTCGACCTCGGGGATGCCCACCCAGACGTACTCGGCACCTTTGGCCTTGTGGATGGTCGAGACACGGATCCCGTTCTCGTCTTGGAGGCAGTTCTGAAGTAACTCAAAGTCAGGCTTGCTGAGTGAATGCAGCCACATTGCGTCACGGACAACCTCGTCCCAACGGGCGGCACCACCTTCGCCCTGGTAAATGCGAGATTGCTTCATCCGCCCCCAACGGCGGTCGGCCTCGACGGCTGCCCAGGGCTCGCCCTTGTCACGCATCTCAATGACCAGCTTGACGTGCCGCATGTTCCAAAAGTCACCCTTGCCGACGAGATAGACGGGGACACCCGCCTTGGCGAGCTTGAGCTGCCAATGTGCACAGGTGCGGTTGTAGCGGCAGAGCACCGCGCGTTCTCGGAGCGGCGGCGACCCTGGCCCGTCAAGGGTGAGTCGGGACCAGAACTCGGCCGGGTCGAGCGTGGTGACGACGGTGCCGTCAGTATCGCCACGGACGCCGTACATCCCCGACGGGCAGATCGCCTCGCCAAGTTCGATGATGGCGTCGCGAGAACGAAAGTTACACGAGAGGGGGAGCCGCACCGAGCCAGTGAACTTGGTCTCAAGTCGTGTAAACGAGTCGGCGAGGGCCCCACGCCACTCGTAGATGCGCTGGTTCGGGTCTCCTACGACGCACAACGATTCTGGTCTGAGCGCCCCCATCCGCTCGATGATGTCGTACTGGAAACGGTCCACGTCCTGGTACTCGTCGACCATGACGTGATCGTAGGGAAGATCAAAATAGTCAGGATTTTCCGCGACGAGGCGCACCATCGCGTCGAAGGTGACCTTGGACTCGTCGAGGAGCCAGCCCCGGTAGGCGTGGAGCGCCTCAAGGGTGCGCCGGGCGACCGTGTCACCGTCACTCTTTGCTGCGTCGATCTCGGCCTCGAGTTCGGTGGTGTATAGCGACCGCTCCGAGAGGTTGATCAGGTCCTGGTCCCAGCCCGACTCGTCCCATGAGGTGTACTCCTGGCCGGTGGCCTCGGTGAGCATCGAGAACAGGCCGCCAGTGACGACGGTGGGGCGCTTGGTGAACCCGTAAGCGGCGGGCTGGCGAGTGATCTCTCGCAAAGCCCATGAGTGGAACGTCTTAGCGGTGCGTTCGTCGCAGTCGGGATCAAGCTCGAGTGTCCTCGAGACGAGGGTGGCGGTTTTGCCCGATCCTGGTCGGGCGTCGACGATGATGACACCCTCGGTAGTGTCGATGACGGCTTGCTGCTCGGGAGTGGGGCGCTCGAGTCCTCGTCGGGCCCTCAGACGGCGCCCGAACTCGTCGGCGGCTAACTTGTTGAACGCGAGGACGAGGGCGCTCATTGGGGCACCCCTCGCCCCCGTGCCTTGGCGCACGAAGCACAGAAAGCGGTTGAGCGGCCCTGGCGGACCCCCAGCACCCTTAGACCACAGGCGGTCGTGTAAACGGCGCAGGAGAGGGTCGATGCGTCGACCTGGTCTACCCAGTGGCGCCGGGCGGCGGTCTCCCCGTGGGTGCGGCCAGCCTCAGCGACCCAGCCAGCAGCGGTGAAGTACGACCGAGACGCCTGGACTGGTGCGTAGACTGGCGACGGTCTCGGCGGGGTCTCGTCGACGGTCTTCCAGTGCTTCGGCTCGTCGTAGATCCCAAGGGAGTTGCGGTATCCCTCGTCGGTCCAAGGTCCCTCGTCGGGCTCGGACGGGTCTTTTGCCTCATCGTCGTCCAGATCGGCGGGTTCGGGCTCGTGGATACCCTCTGGATTTTGTGCCATTGTAAGGCTCCCAAGTCGTTTAAACAGTGCGGTTTGGTGCCACTTTGTGCCTATGGCCCATTGTACCTACTGGGCGCCCGTTCTGTCAAGTACTGATCGTGTGTGTAGCAAACAAATGTCAGGTGGTTCTCGCGGGCCCTTTCAGACGTTCGGCCTGACGTGTTTGCCCGTTGTGAGATGGCCGGTTCCCGCCAAGTAGCCGACCTCGCGGGTGGAGCGGGAGAGCCTGCAAGGGTGCCCCCTCGCCCTCTCCCTCTTGGCGCCCGCACGCTCGAGAGTGCCCCGTTTACACGGCCAGGGTTGTGCTCCGGGTTGGGGTGGATTTGGTCGATGATGTTGTCGCCTAGGCGTGAGCCATTCAACGCCTGGATGGTGGTTCTGGCTTGCGGCCCTCGATCACGTTTCTAATCACTTCGTCGATCTCGGCCCGGTGCTGGCGCAGGAACTCGCGCATAGAGAGGCGAGTGCTGCGGCGCCAGTTGTATAGGCCCTCGTCGTTTTCGACCCACTGGTGGCGCTCGGTGTCGTTCACGATGGCACCCCCCATGTGATGGCGTCGTTCTCGAATTGCATCGGCATGAGCAGACCACGCAACGTCGCGTCAGCGTTGCCGACGTAGAACTCGACGGCCTTGTTGGGCCCGTGGAAACGCCAGACCGCCGTGATGTTGTTAGCGAGACGCTTGGTGAAGCCCGTGTAAACACACTGGCGAGCGACGCTCTCGACGAGAGCGAGGCAGCCGGCGCTAAGGGCGATCGTGGTGGTTGGTTCGGCGTCGCCCGTGTCGTTCCACACACGCCGCCAGTCAGGGTAGGGGCCCATCTCGTCGAGACGCCAGTCGTGCTCCGCCCAGCCTTCGAGGTCGGTGGTGTAGAGTGCGGCCCGATCGTGGCCGATCCACAACGCCGCCACCGAGAGCGTCGATTTTTTGATCGTACCGGTAGCGGCGTTGATGACGCGTGTGGGGATCGTGAGACCTTGAGGGGGAATCGGGAACGAATCCGCAAGGCCGTAGCGTAGGGGGAACTCTTCTGGCGGTGTCGTGCTCGTGAGTCTGAGCGTTCCCAGTACGTGGGCGTTGGTTGCGGTGAGCAGCCCGCTCGGCTCGATGTGGACGCCAGACATCATGGATGCCCTGCTGGCGTCGTCGCCCGCGAGTGCTACCAGTGCCAGCTCGCGCTTGGATAGTAAGCGGGTGAACTGTGGTGTCGGCGTTGGTGTTGGCGCCGGTTGGTCTTGGGTGCCCGTTTGGGCTTGATCGTGCTGCATCGTTTGCTCCTCGTGTGGTGAGGGTGCCTATCTCCCTCGTGTGGCGTGGTGTGGGGCGTTTAAACGAGGCACGCCCCACGAGCCCTCGGGGTCAACGCTACGTGACTTCCTTCGTTGCGTTGTCGCTGGCTTCGATGGCAGCGATGGCCTTGCGGCGCATCTCCCAGTACTTAAACCCTTCGAGAACATCGTCGAGGTTCGCCGTGCCGTTCTGGGAGACGCGGGCGACTGGGCCTCCCGTCTCGTCTGCGGAACACTCGATCATCTCGCCGTCACAAGCAGCGAAACAGTAGGGGCCATAGTTGCCGCCTTCGCCGTGGTAGCCATAGAACGGGACGCCCCGCTCGGCGAGCATGCGCCGTTCATCCGAGGCGCCATAGTTGGATTCGTGGTCAACTAGCGGCTCGCCGGCTTTGGGCTCGGTGTACTCCTGGCTCACGCCGACGATCTCCTCGGCGAGAGCGTAGTGCTCACGCGCGGTCCGGAGTGAGAGTGAGCAGCGGTCTGACATGATTGAACCCCTTCCATGTTTCAGTAAAAGAACGACTCTCGTTTGACGCCGACGCTGTAGGTGGTCGGGATGCGCACGTAGGTGCGGCCTGGTCGGGCGATGGACGTGCGAGGGGGCCAGTCACGGTGACGGAACTCGTGATAGAGACCGCCGACGGTTCCAAGGTATTGCCACGTCTCGCCGTAGGGTGTCGCGGCACAGCGGTGCGGGGTGTCACAGTCGCACGCGTGCGCTGGGTTGGTGCCCGGGTCTAGTTGGGCTTTGCTCCATGCTTCGAGTCCTTGCCAGGCGCGTTCCCACTCGGGGTCATCGGGTGACAGCATGGTGAGCGTTGGCGGTGTGGCGCGCGGCGTCATCCGGTGCCCGTCCACGGTGCCGCAGATTGGGCACAGGGGTGCGGGTCCGTCACACTCAATCATCGGAACGTAGTCGCCACAGCGTTTACACGTGTACAGCATCATGCACCCCTACAGTGGTTTACCCAGGCGATGAACGTCTCAGGCTCTTCTTGAAGGATTCTGCACAGTTCCGACATGCCACGATGCACACGACTGCCTGGCTCAATTGTTGTCAAGCCGCTGTCAATGTTGATAACACCCTGGGCGATGTAGGCCACTGCTTCAGCGGGTGTCATTGGGTTTCCTAGTTTGATTGCCGGCATGTTTTTTACGCTCCCCTTGTCAGGATGCCTGAGAGTAGCAGCATGATTGCCACGAGAGACGCGCCGACAAGCCAGCACGCCACGGCTGCGGTCGAGTCGGGCGGCGTTGGTTGCCCCCCGTTTAAACGTGGTGCGCGGTTAGTTGGCATCGCCGCTCCAGTCAGAGCGCATGGCGACGCCACACGTGGGGCACAAGGGCGCGCCCGCCCTGGCGAGCCACATGCGCGAGACGCGACAGAGATAGCCGCATGTGCCGCAAGCGGCCCGCATCATGCGCGCGTCTTGCTTGCGAGGTGAGTCGGGCGGGCGTGGCGCGGGCATGCGTGGCAACGAAGGGTCACGCGGTTGCTCAGTGTCACCGTCGCCGATGCGCAGGGGTGCGTGCGGGTAGGTGCCGACTGCACGAACGAAACCGTCAGCCCAGAGGGCGAAGTCTGGGCCCGCGACGGTTGCCGTGGGCTTGCCGATGAGGCCGATTGCCCGGACGGCGCGAGAGAAGATGGCATCGTGCCCATGTTGGCAACCAACGGCGGCGTGGATCAGCTCGTGGGCGAGGGTGGCGAGAGTTGCGGTGGGGTTGGCATCGAGTGGGGTTATCATGATCTGGGCGATGCCATCAGCGGTTAGTTGCGGCGGCCAGCATTCGCCAATGACGCGTCCGACGCCAAGGTGTGCGGTGCCCCGAGCGTGAGGGAATGAACAAGAGACGCGCACGGGCGGGAGGGTGTGGCCCGTGAGGGTGGCAATGTCGGGAGCGAGGCTAGCGGCGGCGGCGCCTAGCCAGGCTTCCCGAGTGGACTGCGGGTGCATTTTTGAGTGCTCCAATTCATTACAGGACAACAACTTAACACTCGAATGATAGGCCATTGGCCCAACACGCGCAAGAGGAAAATGCACGAAATCGAAGATGTTACATTTTGGAGACAAGCTAGGATAAGGTTCGGTGCGCCCTTGCGCGCGGCCCCCCCCCTTCGGGGCATCGTGGTGGCAATAGGGGCGCGGATGTGCAGTAGGCCAATCTCGTGTGCATCGAGGCTGGCGGTGGCACCTGAACGGATGCACCCCTAGACATGCGCGCACCCCCGGG